TCAATCTGAATTTGAGAGTTGCCATTGAAGTAGGCTACCATCCTGTCTTGTTTCTTAATTTCATTCAGAGTGATTAACTCATCGGTTATCACGACATTCTTATTGATATGCATGGTAGAGTTTGGGACTAAGTCTATGCAATCGAATGAGTTGTTTGGAATAGTCTCAGTTTGCAGTGTAAGGTTACGCTTCACTCCATCACCCTGACTAATCACAAGATCATCAATGTATCCCTTAAAGCCATTCGTACCATCGCCACCTATGAGCAATGAAGTTGGAGTTACGAAATAGTAATAATCCCCGCTGTCTTTATATGGGGATGTTGGTAGAGTGAATGATTTGGAGTAATGACACGATCTACTAACCCTTAACTCGTCGATGTAACCGTTGAAAAACTTAGCGTTCCCACCCGATGTTTCTTGGCAACCAATTCTCATAACTGGAGAGCCTGCACCGAATGATGCAGGCATATTTTGAGATGCTATCAGCACGCCATCCAAAAACATCCTAACAATCGAGTTTTCTCTGGTGACTGCAAAGTGGTACCAAGTGTTTTTTGAGAGCGCAGCAGGAAAGGTATAACTGATCATCTCGGCATCGGCCGCATACTCATTTGATAACCAACATTTTGTTCCCGTTGTGGTTGCATTTCCGCTCAAGACAAGTTTCAAGTAGCCTACAATATACACGAGTCCTGCTTCTCTTATTCCATTAGTTGAAACAGCCGAATCGCCCTCTATGTTGAACCAGAACTCTATAGTGAAGTTACCTGTATCGAATCCGAAGTCTGATGAAGATGCACTCGAAATATAATCGCCATTACCGTCAAAATAAGCACTAGCTCCCCCGAACTTGCTGTTGGCTGTCCTGATTCTCGCATTGCCGGTGGCAGTGTAGGACTTAGGTATTGAACCGTTATCGGTGAACGTCGTGGATCCATCAGCACCATTAAAATGGAGTTGCGATACATCATAGAATCTCGTTTGGGCTCTTCCTCTATCGAGAGAACAAGAGCCATAACACACTCCATCGACAAAGACACTGAAGTGCGTTGCTTTCTTCTGTACCTGAAGATGCTTAAACGAAGTAGAGAAGTCTGTCTTTGTCAACGACGTGGTTACCCATTCATTGAGAGGATCGCCTATGTTTACCATCAACTTATGACTGTCAGAGACTCCGCCAAACTTGATGTTGATTTGTCTGACTGATTCAGAATCGACTTGCTTAAATACAACTTGCTCTCCGCCTGAGGTCTCTGTTGTCTTGATCCACATCTCTATGAGAAAGTCTTTGTCAAAATGCTTGAAGTTACTGAGTGGACTTATCGTGATGTAGTCGCTAGAGCCTGTAAAGTATGCACTGCTTGCACCGAACTTCTTGTCAGAGGTTGAGATTACGGCATTGCCATTTATTGTATAGGTGTGACCTACAGAGTCAAAAAAGCCACTCTCGTTGAACGATGACTTGAGTAGTGGAGTCTTAGAGAACGTGGTGAGAGCATAGCCCTTGTTAGAATACGAGCTGTCTGGACTCTGGATATAGCGCATTACAAAGTCTTGGAGATAGCCTTGATAGAATTCTGCGGTAGTATAATAACATCCCAGATAACAAGTTCTTCCATTCGCTGGCGGATATGGCAACTCCGTCAATCCTCCGGTAGTATCGTAAACACCATTGAGGTAGAGCACAACCGAATACCCTATTTTCTGAATCTTGACATGCGTCCAGGTGTTGGCTGTGATTGAGGTAGACGATACTACAGACATTGCTGTGGTTGGTGATGAAGCCTTGGCTAAGAAAACTCCGAGTTTTGACGCAGATGTGATTTGAATACCATGACTGAAGTGAACACTTGCCGAACCATCCACCGATAGAATATCTCTATTAGACCCTCCTACGGAAGTAGGATACATCCAGAACTCGATAACCCAGTCTCTCTGGAAGTTGAGTAATAAAGAGTTAGGCTGGGTTGATATTGGAATGAATGTAATCCTAGAAGAGGTTCCATTGAAGTACGCTGGGAAGCCGTTACGAGGTAATCTAGCAACGGTACTTGAATATGTCATGTTGGTTGCAGTTGTAGGATACGCCATTAGACCGATATCAGGGTATGACGGTGAAGCGTTCCCATTGATACCCGTCAGAGGAAAGTGAAGAACCTCATAGTCTGCACTTGGATTTCCAGAGAACGCGGGCAATGGCTGAGATGGAGGCGTAAACGCTGCGGTGTATCTCGCGTATCCTTTTGTCAATCTGAAATCGTCAATATAACCTTTGAAATAGCGAGTGCTATCGTTATCAGATTTTCCGATGTAGGGAGTCGTTGATGCGGTCCAGTTCGTTGTAAGTGAGTTTTCGTAACCCAGTTGTCCATTAACGAACACTCTAAGTGTGCCATTAGATCTACACCAAGCGACATGAGTCCAGGTGTCTGGAGATATTGCAATAGATGAAGTTGCTTGAGAAGTCCCATCCCATAGACAAGGAGCAAGATCGGAATTCAGAAGGAATACAACGAAAGCAGGAGTAAAACTAAATCCACCAAAAATTAGATTGTCATAAGATGACCCGCCACCGGGAGCAGAGCCTATATGATACACCCAACACTCGATAGTGAAGTCATTCGTTCCAAAAGTAAAGTCTGAGCTTGCAGGAGTAGTGATGTAGGATGTCATTCCATCGAAGTAGCCGCTTACTCCACCCCACTTGTATTGAGAGGTAGATAGAGTTACTCCACCGTTTAGAGTCAGAGTATGACCTTTCTCGTCATAGATTGCTCTCGGTGTTCGATTCATGTGCATCAAGAGAGATGTATTAGTCCAGTAAGAGTCTGTCTCGTTAGGCAAGACTTCTGTAGGTGCGGTGAAGTTGGCAATATAACGTGCAACGCCTTTGGTTATTCTAACATCTTGTATGTAACCTGTTGCATAATTGACTGATGTTGACTTACCTCTTCCGATTCTAAACTCTCCAGTATCGTTTATATTATATGAGTCAGAGAATGAATAGGCCTCAGTTCCATTTAGAAACAGACGGTTTGTGGAACCTGAACGAGTCCAAGCAACATGATTCCAAGCATTGAGCGTTGGCGCTGTTGTCGAAATGTAATTCGTAGATCCCATATTAGCATAGAGGTAACCTGTGGTTACCCCTAGTCCGAAAAAGAATCCGTCGGATCCCGATGTTCCTTTAGATACAATAACCCATTGCATCGTTGCAAATGTGGTTGGATATATCCACGCCTCAATCGTAAAATCACTTGTACCTAATGATAGATCTGTTGCGTGCGGGGTTGACAGATAATCACCACTGCCATCAAAATAAGCGCAATCTCCACCAAACTTGCTGATGGTCGAAAAGACGAGGGTGGTGTTACCGTATGCCGTTATCGCATGTCCTTTCTCATCAAACCATTCAGTGATGCACAAATAGTTGTTGAATCGTAAGTGCATTCCTGAATAGAGTGAACCTAAGGTATCACCATCTCCATAGTCAAGATGAGACGCAGTAGGAGGAGTGAATGCGTCAACATAACGCGCTACGTTCTTAGTAATCCTTAAGTCATCTAGATAGCCTGAGTAACCGTACAGCCTATTAACGCTATCTCCACCAATAACCATCGGCAAGGTATTTTGAGCAGAGATAAAACTACATAAAGATCCATATCCCGTCCATCCTATGACTCCGTCTAAGAAGCCTTTCCAGGTATTGCCCATTCTAACAACAGCAAAATGGTGCCAGGTGTTAAGTGATACCGTTCCAAAGGTTTGATTAAGGAACATCTCCGTGTTCACTGCATTGGTCTTATAGGAAGTGAACTGAATACTTGTCCCGCTCAATCGAATCTCATAGGCTGGATACGGATAAGTCGTAGTATTGTCGGGTTTTCTGATGATGATTTGCGTGCCTGTTACGCTTTCGGGTCTAATCCATCCCTCTATCGTAAAGTCTCCAATAAAGTTGATGTCTTCTCTATGCGGAGTGGTGAGATAGCCCGTGCCTTTGAATCTTGCAGAGCGTCCACCAAACTTACTTTGAAGTGAGCTGATCTCTACATTCCCTATCGGGGTAAAGTCATGTAGTCTCATTGTGTCATTAAACTGATTCATCTCGTCAAACGGAATCAATAGAGCAACGTTGCTCCAGTAGGTATCAGAAGAATCCGTTGGAAACGGCTCAGTTGGTACGGAGAAGTTGGTTGAGTATCTTGCAACACCCTTAGTCAATCTGAAGTTGTCTAAGTAGGCGTTCAATGGATACGATGAAGCATCTCTACAAACTCCAAACCACAGGGGTGCGGAATTGATGTAAATGGTGCCAGTCCACACGGTTGATGCCTCTAACGACCCATTTACCCAAAGTCCAAACGTGTTATCTGAGTTTCTCGTGACTGCGATATGGTACCATGTTCCAATCACAAGAGATGTCTGCGACTGTAGAGTTACTTCCCATCCTGTTGTGGAGCTATCTCCAATCCAAACCCCCATTTTATTAGGTGTGCCTGTTGTTTGAATTACAAAGCCAAAAGAGTTAAAAGAAGATCTCCAATCAATAAGGGTTTGATTAGCAGAACTATAGATATGTTTGTACCAAAGCTCTATAGTAAATGGTCCCGTCGAAATATCATAGTCTGCATTATAAGTGACGGCTAATCTATCACCGCCAGAAGTCCCATCCCAGTAAGCGCATGTTCCATCGAACTTACCACCAGAAGACAGTGAGACGTCTACGGTTAGTGTGATTGGGTGCGCTTTAAGATCGTTAGTCAATCCGAAGAACGGATTCTTTGCTGTGTCGTTAAACTGCATTATCAATGAAGTGTCTGCTAGATATGGATCGCCAGGATTTGCTTCCGCCGTGGGCGGGGTGAAGTCTCCAAAATATCGGCAGTCTTTTGTGATGCGAATATTTGCCATCCAACCTACAAATGATCTCAAATAGCCAGTAAAGTTATCTGATCCAATCTTAAGCGGGAGTGTAGATGTAAATGATGCAACAGGAGTATTCTGTAAGACATCAATAGATTTGAGATGCTTCCCATCCAGATAGGCAGAAACAAAACTCATATTGCTCTCTTTACAGAGTGCTAAATGATGCCATGTACCCTTTTCTATAGGAGCCAAGAACGTGTGAAACCAGTCGACGGTCGAGGTTTGATACTCTATCTCTATACCAGCTCCTGTATTCGTGCTTCCTGATACACGAATAGCCATGCCATTCGTAAAGCTTCCTGAATTTGGCCAACCAAAAGCAATCAAGCATCCTGATCTAAAAGAACTTGACGATACGGGTGAGTTCTTGTCTATCTTGAACCAGAGCTCTATAGTGAATGCACTGAGTTGGTTGAATAGATCAAAGTACCTGTGATAAGGGATGGTGAGGAATGATGATCCATTGAAGTACAGTGCAGGATCACCAAACGGGCCCGCAGTGTAATCAAGTCTAGGGCCTTGTCCACCCATCGAATAGCAGTCACCTAAGATCTGATCATAAATTCGAGGACCTTTGGGAGTGATCTCAGGAATAGTCACTGGAGGAGTGAAGTTACTCGTGTAGCGAGATACTCCTCGAGTGATACGGATATCGTTGAGGTATCCTAGGAAATCATTCTGTCCTGATGAACTGGAGCCAATGCGAACACCTGATGTATTAGTTACCGGAGTGATCCAATAGAACGACAGAACAGACTCACCATTGATGTAAACAGTGAGAGTGTTGTTGACAGAGCATATCGCAAGGTGGAACCAAGTGTTTTGCGTGATAACGTTGTTCGGTGTGTAGTTATAGACAGCACCTGCTGAGCCGTCCCACACATAGAAGCGCCAGTTAGCGATTTCTAATCCTATGACCCAACTAACATTTCCAGCAGTGCTTCCTCTGAAATCGATGAGATCAACAGAGCCTGATGAGTTGCCTACCCTGAACCATCCCTCGACAGTGAAGTCTGCCCCCTGTAAGTTGAGTTCGCTAGAATAAGCAACACTCAAATAGTCATCAACACCATCAAAGTACAGTGCCGGATACCCACTCCTAGTGACAGTCAAAGAGACGCTAGGGGTTCCGGATCTTGTAATCAGATTGCCGCAGTCCTCAGAGAAGAAGTAGTTCGCCTGAAATGGATCTACTCTAAAATTGAAGGTGACATACGGAGCAAATGAATCAAGAGCAGTTGATCTTTGATTAGTCAGATTGGTGTTGAGAACGACTGAGTTAGCAAGAAGATCATCGCCAGTTGATTTGGATTTGCCGAAGTTAAACAAATGAGTGATTTTATCTATAATCATTGTAGTATATGTATGTTCCAATCTCTATCGAGAGTGAGAAGAATGAATCCATTGATAGCGTTCCAAGCGTACGTTGGAATGTAAGCAAAGCGCTCTCCATTGAGTGTAATCACTTCACCAGGTTCATAAGTAGTCGTCAAGGATTGGAAATCATTGAGGGCAACAGCCATTCCAGGCATCTCTCCTCTAATACTATTGGTGTTGTTCTCATCGGACACAAGGAATGGTCTGTATAGAATCACTCTATTGGGGTAGATGTCAGGCTCTGCTATCGTGCTATTGGCTCCAATAACGGCATCGGATGTGACTGTTGTTGGGTAATTCAACAATCTAAATCTCTGCTGGGATACTGTGTGAGTTCTCTTGCTGTTTCGTGGGCAATAGTTGCCAGTGTAGTTGTATGAGCGCATCACACCATGAGACACTGCAGTGATACCTGTGAGATCAATGTCTGCCGAAAGCAACGTCGCGCCCACATCTCCAGGCACATAGCTGTTGAGATCTCCAAAGAACATGAGCATTCTAGTTCTCTTATCATTGCCATATATAGTGTGGGATGAGAAGAAGAATTGATTAGAATTGCCAACAAGAACCCAAGAGATGTTGGCGGCATTGAGAGTAAGATAGACTCCTGCTTGGCTGAAAAAGAGTTTTCGAGAATTTACACCTCTTGTGAGAGCTGACTTCGGAGGGAAGGGATAAGTTCCATTGTCTTGAGAAGACGTCATGTACTCATACCCGCGGAAGTAGGTTGCCCCTATGTCATTGTAAGCGAGGTTATCCGAATCATCGACACGTAGAAAGTTTCTACGGCTCTGTGGATTCAAGCTCTGATACACGGCGATGTAGTTAGGAGCGTCACTAAAGGGCCTTGCCCATCCCAATGGAGCAACTTTCATAGTGATCGTTGCTCCTGTGATCGTCGTAGAAGTCAATCCAGAATCTGAAGCATCAAACTTGACTGTATCAGCATTAGGGATATCCGTTATGATCCACTCACCATTGATCGCCTCTTGATCAGCTCCTGCAATCAAGATAACGGTGTGCACTTTGAGGTATCCATGAGCTGTAGATGTCGCTGTAGCTATACCCTGAGCGTCTATAGTCAGAGAGGAGAGAGTAACTTGCCCGAACCCATTGACCAAACAAGCATCGAATACGTCTATCGCTGTTCCTGGAGATAGCGATCGAGTAGGAGAACTGGTATGTGTTCGAAGTAGATCTACTGATCCTCCACTGAAGATTTTGGTTGGAACTGTATGTGCCATAGGTCTAGCCGGACAAAGAAATCTGTGGGAAGAGTCTCTTGACTCTGCAGTTTAGCTTCAAGCTCTTGGATATCAGTGAGTGCGTCTTGATAGATAGCTCGACCATTGAGAGTGATGCCGCTAGGCAATGTGAATCCATCGTACTTGAGCATGTTCTGACCCCATTGTCTCTTGATTAGAGCAGAGGTGTAATCTTTCAGCCAAGCATTGTTCCAGGTTTCACGGAATCGATTAGGATCACAGAAACGATAAACTTCCAAGACTATGACCTCTCCGGGTTGATATTCAGCCATGTCAGAACGAATGTAGATCTGATTATGAGTTTGAGTGAAGTCAATGATCTTCTGTCTCTTGAAGAAGTCATAGACCAATCCAAGATAACTCATACTCACGGTATAGTTAACTAGACCTTCTCCCCAAATGATGATTTGAGTTCCAATGTTTTGCATCACTGATTGATATTCAAGATTGACATCCGAATCTATTCCACCCACCGGAACGACTCGAAGAACACTGTAAACCCACTCATCAACTGGGATGACTCGTGTTGATATCTCATCAGCTGTTAGAATGTGATAGCAGAAATCTCGATAGCTTCCTTCGTGATGAAACTCCCAGAACATAGCAAGCGCATCATCAATGCGATCTTCAATCTGTTGAGGAGTGATATTGATCTGAATAACTGGTGCTCCAAGTTTTCTGAGTGCCCAGTTCTTAAGATCCTCTCTACAAGTGTTGGCAGGCATTAGTCATCCCCTCGCATACTAGGTGGCAGTTGAGAGCGCACCATCTCACTTTCATAAGATCGTTTGCAATGATCCGGCTCCCAGAAGAAGATAGTGTTTATGATCTTTTGCATCATTCCACACTGTTTGCAATCCTTGAGACTTCTACGATATGCTCGACTGCTGATACTCTCATCTGCCCAACCCTGAAAGTAGGTGTTGACGAGTTGATCGTAAGCAATAAGCATTTGCAATCTCCACCAACGCTTTTCGGCATCACTCATCTTTACAATGAATGACACACCCACCATCACTAGAGTGATTAGAGTTGGTAGAGATAGTATGAACAAGATGCCCGTTATCATAGTCTATCCTTATGCGTGCGTGATTGCAGTAGAGATTTTCAAGTTACCTAGAGGAAGCACAACCACTAGATAAGCCGTCTTGGTTCCAGTTTCTGTAATGTCAATATTGAACACTCCAGATGAGCTACAGATAAAGTGTGCTGCTTTGTTAGCAGCCACTGGAATCAAGACACCTGTTGTTCCGATAGCCCAGCCACCACTGTGTGCTGTTCCAATGAGACTCAACCCATTGCTGTTGTCACTCAGATAGGCAAAGACTCCTGTTGATATCGCCAAGTTATCTCCTGATCTGTCTTTGAGCTGCACTGTTACTCGTATCACATCTCCTGCTTCGGATCCAACTGTGAAGGTTGCATTGCCGATCAGCAGACTGTCAAAGACTTCATTGATAGCATGAACGACACTTGATTGAGAAGTTGTCTTAAGAGTGTTCAATGCACCCATCTCATTATCAAGCTCATTGATTGCGCCGACGAATGTGGATTTGGAATTAGTCGTAAGGGTAGAGAGAACGCCGTGCTCGCCATCCAATTCATTAACCGCATCGACCAAGTTGTCTTTGTCGGTTGTAGTCAAGTTGGAGATATTGCCGATCTCTCCATCGTGCTCATTGATGGCTTCAACAGCACTGGTCTTGGCTGTTGTTGTGAGGTTAGCAATTGTACCTAGCTCAGTCTGCACTTCTGATATAGCTTCAACTAGATTGTCTTTGTCCGCTGTATTTAGAGAAGCCAGTGGCCCAATCTTGTCAACCAACTCATTGATCGCTCCAACGAATGTGGCTTTGTAGACTGTGGTCAGACTGCTGAGTGTTCCATGCTCTCCATCCAATTCATTCACTGCACCTGATAGAGTCTGAGCTGTCGTTGTAAGAGTAGCCGGCCCTATCTTAGTTTGGTGCTCATTGATAGCAGCAACGAATGTGTTTTTGGCTGTTGTCGTAAGAGTAGTTAGATCACCATGTTCTCCATCGAGTTCATCAATAGCTCCAACAATCGTTGATTTAACGGTCGTGGTAAGTGAACTTAGAAGCCCAATGTTACTGATGACTTTGTTGATTGCCTCAACAAAGGTGTCACGATCTGCTGCAGCTACTTGAACGAGTTCTAGATCACCTATCAGTGTTGCAATGAGATTGGTCTTACTTCTCCACTGATGAAAGTAGTCGTATGGTAGTATTTGAGGTATAGCCATGAGTGTTTGCCCTGTATGTTAGGTGGTTTCCGTTGAGTTCTTTCCTTGAAGAATGTCAAGAATCGTTTGAATATTGGCTTCTAACCCAGCGACTCGTTCTTCAAGTGTTCCGAGTTTCTTGTTCGTTTGCTTTCTCAGTAAGGCAGCTCTATACTTTTGTTCATTGACGTTGACAATGAAAGCTTTGTCAACTTTAACGAGATCAGGATAATCTTGTACTTTCTCTTCCATTGTCTTCTCCTGTTAGGTCACTGCAATACATCTGAAACTCTGGAACAGAGGTGGTAAAGCAGGGTTTTTGGCTCTACCCACAATCTTCACTTTGAAAGCATTGAACTCTTCGACCACATCACCCCAATCGTTGTTTACAAAAGTGGTGTCATTACTGAATACATCAAGAGTTAACTCGCTTAGAGTGAGTTCATATTCGACTCTATCGATCAGATCAACTGAATGATACGTCTTATCAAGTCCACTTACGCGCATCCATCTCTTGGTATCGATATCAACGTCTTCGTATGGTGCTGTTACTTTGATCCAAATATCAAAGTCAGCGTTGATGTCTTTGTACACATCAAAAGCGATGACAAGATCAGATGCCGGATTCTTCAGAGAAATGGTCTTTGTCACGTACTTATAGTTCTCAGATCCGTTCATTGGGTCACTTTCACTCTTGAATCTATTGGTTGAGTTAGGCTCAACATTCATCTGATTCAATGTAGTCCATTCAACTCTATTACTCACTGTTGTGATACTGAAAGAGTCTGTGTTGATGACTGGGCTCAACCAAGTACCTGGAGTAGAAAACACACCTTGAACCATGATGCGATCACCCACATCGTTGACATTATCTGAGCTTATGACCTTGTGCGGTCTACCCAAGTACATATCATTGCCGATGATAACTGACTTGTCAGGAACCTCTTCTTTATCAACAAAAGGCCCGTTAGGTGGATTGTGGCCGATGCCAGTGTACGCCCAATTCTCTGCTGATCCATAAGTTAGATAAGCTCCGGAAACATTGAATAGCTCATACTTCTCATTGATAGAGATGGTAGATGCTTCTCCACCAAATCGTCCTGATTCAGTTGCAGTACCGCCTGCGATCTGAATGATGAATGTATCCATACTATCAACTTCAACAACTGTGTGCTGGCGGCTCAAGCTGGCGAATGTGAATCCATTGAACACTGCTGCAAGAGGAACGCCTTCCTTGAATGTACCAGCTACTCTATTGAATCTCACAGTTCCATCGTTCTGGATGTTGGTGGCTGAATATCCAATCTTTGTGATCAAATAGTTGTCATGTAACGACTTGTCCATCTGATCGCAAACAAAGCCTTCATTAGCTGAATAAGCTCCGACCATAGATCCAATCTTGATGTATGATTTCGATTGATCTGTCTTGTAGTCAATGACCTTTCCAGTGAATGTGTTTGATTCATTGCGGATTATCATACCGATCTGCATCTGCCCTTCTAGGACGTCAATCCAGACCCAGTTATCCTCGTACAAGTGGATAGAGACTTTATCTCCAGCAAGCAATCCATGATCCATAGCATATACACGAACCTTGCTCTTACCCTCTTCAGCTTCGAAAGGATCTCTGTCAAGAGGAGTTAACTCATCTTCGTGACGGAAGCGAATCGACATACTAGTTTTCTTGAATTGCGCACCGTAGAGACGATACTTCACATCTTCAAACTGCTCTGCATTCCAAGTCTCTGCATTCTGACTTCTGAAACTGCTCTCCATAGATGGCTGTTGCTCAACGATCTTTCCAGGCTGATCAACGATAGTTTGGCCCAGACGAGCTACCCACATACGTGAACTCGGGCTGTATCCTCCAACAACGAAGCAGTAGGTTGTACCGGCTTTGGTGTAGATAGGGAAGTCGAAATCGACGTGGAATGGCGTCTTGCTGTCTTCACTGCAGAAAGGATCGATTTCGGCGGTTAAGAAACGCTTGTCAGCTAGTATCTCATCACTCGATGGATAACCATTGACCATAGTACGAATCTGGAAGAAGATTTCATCGTCACTGGTCGTATCAACAACATAGAAGTAGATATCCAACCCCGTTATAAAGCAATCATGATCCAGTTTGAATCCTTGAGCAACAGGCTCATAGCAACCAGAGCAGTGACCGCAACATATACAACGTGGTTGACAGGACTGTGTTGTTGGATTCCATCTAGCACAATCTCCGGCATCTAATCCAACGGTATCGTTCTGATCACACCCTCCTGTTGGTGGAGGAGGAGGTGGTGGAGGTGGAGTTCCCGGAATGGTCGTAGTAGATGACGATGTGCTAGTAGAGGTAACCGTTCTGTTGTCAGTCACCTGAGTTTGATTGAACACAGGAGTGATAACATTCATCGTCGTGTGTTGCTTAGTAACATTCAATCCGCCACTGAAGTAAATAGCTTCTGCGGCTGTCCATTCGAGATCAGGATCTCCAGTGAGGTCTTTGTCTGTTGTAAGATAGAACTTTCTATCGCCAGTGTGGAAGACTCCGCCTGGGCAAGAGAAGACACCTCCGATCTGTCCGAACTCATCCGTTATCAGTTGCTCGCCAGGTGCTCCTTTGAGTGTTCGCACATACTGGCCAACAGGCTTGCCATCGAAGAACGGATAGATCTTCGTGTTACCTGCCATCTTGGTTGCCAAGAATGTGATGTCAGTTGCTCTCATCCACGGGTTGATAGAGACATCGGTCACGCGATCTCCCATATCATACGCCGTTGTCTTGGTATCCATGGTAGTGTTAGTGCCAGATCTTGTTTGATTGGTCGTCGTGGTGGTCGTCGTGGTTGTGGTCGTCGATGTTCCGCCCCACTGGTCAGCCGGCACTGTTGATGACGAAGATGCTGACTGGCTAGTTGAATTCAAATCAACCCAACTACCCCATTGCGTACCAAGAACACCTGCCGCCGTTGCAAGTTTTCTGATCTCCTCAACACCCGTATCCACATTGACCGTCAATTCAGGCAAGCGAGTGGTGTCTGACCACACATCCATGTTCGGAAGCAGAACCATCTCTCCCTTCAGCTTGAATTGGAACATCGGATTAACACTGATGTGTTTTGTCGCATACGGCTGCTCACTGACAAGCACACTATCAAAATCAATCATCGCCAGGGTACCGATGAATCGGCAATCACTCTCATCTCTCACTGGAACTAGGTTCTTATTACGAGGAGTGAAACTTGGACGCAACTCTCTTCCTTTTCTGTCAAGAGCTGCTCTGAAGTCACTAGATGTTAGATCGGCTGCCTGATAGTCTTTGAAGTTGTCTGCGATGAATCCGTTCTTGAAACGATCAAGACCATTTTGATCTTTGATACTCATGTCTTGAGCACTCTTCTCTAGGAGAGAAAGTGCTGTGTAGTATTCAACGATCTTTATGCGCTCTTCGATCTTACCGATGTCGCGCATAGTGTAACGCTTGTTTTCAATGTACTTGACAGATATGTCATTGATTGAATAGGTGTACGGCTTGAAGTAGATTTCATAGAGAGCCATGGCATCATCATCAATCCTAGGCGGACGCGGAGTATCTGATGGCTCGCCTGACTTGGTGTAAACTAACCCGTCTTTATTGACGCATAGGAGATCTGTCCTTGGCTGATAGTACTCAATGTCAAAGACAGCCGTTGATCCGATAACAGGAACTGTTTCTCCAGTAACCTCACCTGAAAGAGACAGCGGTCTGAAGTCGAAACTTCCAAAGAGAGGATACTCACTCTTGTTTGATGCCACGAAAGTAGGATTGTCTTCGTAGCCGATAACACCGGAACTTATGAGCTGACGATAGGAATCAACATCGAAGTATCCTAGATTGCTCGCAGTGTTGTGCTCGAAGTAGTTGACACGATACTTCCAACGAATGTTAGCATTGCCAGGAAGTGTTCCAGTAAACTGTAGCTTACTTTCATTGTAGGTTGTTTCTGTGGTGTTGACCTGGAGAGTAAACTGATCAGTGATATCGGTTCCCGGATCATTGATATTCGTCATATCAAATGCAATCACATAATCAATCGAGAATGCATCGCAAATCCCTAATGGGATCAAATTGTTGACCATCATAATAGGTTGATACATATCATTCTGAACGAACTGATATGTCTTGAAGTTCTCTTGTGCATTGACACGCATCACATTGTGGATGATACAAATAGTACATCCTGGAGTGTTGAGATTGGTGCCAGTTCCGATATCAAGAGTGGTGCCGAGATTCAATGTGAAAGTAGTCGTTGTGATTGAGGTCTTTCCGGCGATGTTAACCGCACGAGAGATTCCAGCGCCTTGGTCTGTATCAATGATCACTGCTACGGTTCTAACCGGATCATACTCTTCAAAGAACTCATTGGTTGCGCTATTGAATGTGACAGAGCCACTTGAATTCAAGATACCAATCAGTTTCTTGCGAAGGAATATCTGAATACTTCCAGGAGGATTAGGATCTCCTGAATCAGCAATGCTACGCAGTGTCTTGATGTTGTCCTTTTGCAGTCTCCAAATCAGCTCAGTCTTGCCCGGATTGTACAATGTTACATTGGCATTCTCTGGGAGTGCTTTGAATCCACGTGTTCCAGTTGAGTCAGCAAAGCACTTCGCATCTGTCAGTTTCTTTCCTGAAACCATGACAAGATCAAAGATGAAGTACTTGAATACAGCGGGAGTAACCGTGCTATTGACGATTCCGCTCACATAGTTGACATCATAGACCTTGAATGTTCCAATGATGTTTCCTGTTGGATTGTTTCCGCCATCAAATGGTCCATCATAGATATTGATAACGGTGTCATCCATCACTGGACTGTCATCCGCTTTGTTAGGATAGCTACTGTAAGACTTTAGTGGGATGAGATTGATTGAGGTTCTTTCTTCAAAGCGTTTGATGAATGACGCTGTTTTTCGAGTATCACGAGCCTTCTTGGTTTTGATGAATAGCTCACCTGTGTTCTCAAAGCGATATCCGAGAACATAAGAGATACCACCCATCACGACTGTTCTAACGTAATCAGGATCCCCATCAACAGAGTATCCGGTGTCATCTAGGACATCGTTTGCAAGGTCTTCCATAAAGCGAACCTTGAAAGGCACTACTGTGAAGTTGCCGTTCGTCTCAAAGGTTCTCTTTGCAATCATATCCATGATATCAGCATATTCACTATCAGCTTTGAGATAGCGATACTTGCCTTTCTCAACGAGAGCAAGAAGGATGAAGTTGTCTCCATCTGCTGTTGACAGCGAGCGCTTGGTAAGCACTAAACTAGTTTTGTATCTATCAGCTCCCGGCGCACTCGCATTAGGATAACCTAGAGCATTGTCGAGCAGTGAAGAATCGTCGTCAGATGTGATAATTTCTTGTATGAAATCAAACCCGATCTTGAGATTTTGTGGCTCACCGTACTTAGAAACGATGATGTCTTGTCGGCTGGATTCGATAAACATCCCTTCAAAGTAGAACACACCTTCGTCAATGTTGAAGATGGTGCCCTTTCCGAGGACGGCGATTGTATCTTCAAGAGTGCTGCCTGCGCATCCTGGGCATCTAACCTTGACAGAGTAGTATGGAATGCCATTGACGTCATAGACACTGACAACTTCTCCTGGAATGAATCGAGCTGTCTCTCCATCGATACCCATCCCTGTATACATCACATAGATGGTCGGAGGATCGTCGCCCTCTTTGGCTACTGATTTGATCAATGTTCCAGTTACATTTGATGTCTGACCAGTGAGAATCGTTCCTGATGGCAAGTAGACCACATCAACTGCCGATGATGTCCAAGGACTGATATCTTCAAGGCGAACGTACTCTCTTGCATTGTAACTTGCTCTTGCGTTGCTAATGCGAGATCCATTCTTGAAGATGTGATTGGCGAACTTCTCTACCTGATTTTGAAAGATACTTTGAATCTGATTCAATTCTCTTGTTTGAACAGGACGACCAGGGCGAAACAACACTTTCATGTAGTTTTTGGTTGACTGGTAATCATCGTAGTATGGTGATCTGTTGAATGATAGTCTGCTCACTGTTTTGGATTCCTATGGGTGTTAACCAAATAACGGGTGTCTTGATTGAGATTAGAAAGTTACACAGATTTTGATGTCTTCTTCTTGTCCATTATCACGAATAACTTTCTTCAGATTGTTTGTATACAAGACGTAACCTCTGTTGGCATCAATGTTATTGAGGGTTAGCGATCCGTAACTTTCATGGCTGGGACCGAGATACATCGGACTGTAAGCTGGAATGAATGTGTCTTTCTCAACAACATCAGTGATCAATGATACCTGTCTGAAAGCATTGTCTTCTCCGATGGCTAAGTACCCTGTTTCTTCTGATAGACGGACATTGATGATTGCGGTATTAGCACACAGCTCAGTGACGATGTTGTATCCATGACCTTCTTTAGGTGCAAACACAGCCTTTCCAACTCCTCCTGCTGGCCCTGCAATCACATAGCCGCGAACACTCGTTGAGTATCCAGCCCCACCGTCATTGATAGTGAACTCTTGAATAGTGTTACTACCCGTTATGACGACGTCGATGTCTGCTTCTTCAGTTACACCTCCGACTGGGTCATATAGAACTAGTACGGCGCCACCAGTGTATCCTGTTCCTGCATTGCCTACGGTGATGTTAGTGATCTCGCCGTTTAAGACAGTTATCGCCCCTACAGTTCCACCAGATCCAACAGCACTAGATCTCTTGACGATAGCAATGACTTCTTGAGTCAAATCATACCCTTCTCCGATTGCAGACGGATTGACAAGGATCTGCTTGAGAGTGTTGTCTCCACTGTTCTTTGTGGCAAACGCCTGTGCAGGAGTTAGTGGAGATCCCCCAGAAACTGTCACTGTCATAGTGCTTGGGAAGTTGCCTGTCTTGTTAAGGATCTTGAATGTGCTCAAACTCTGCTTCTTAGCAGCTTGCTGCACGTCCCATTGATTACTGCCATCATCTGTTACTTTGAACTTGACTGGGATGAAGTCCTTAGTCAAGAAGTACACTGAATCCGCATCAAGTGACCCCATGTATTTCCAAACATAGCCATCTGCAAGAGCTGTGATGCTCGTTCCGATGTCAGTGGGTTTAGAAGTACTCAATGCGCCGTTGTTATTGTCAATGCACTTGTAGATGTTGTTGTCATCTGTGAAGACATAGAACGGTGAGTCGTATGAGTCTGGCCCATCGATAGCAAGTGGATCTTTACTGTCATCGTACTGGCTGTATATGACGCCAGAAGTCCAGTTGTATCTCTTGACTGCAATGCGGAAGTCTCCACTCGACACTCTCTTGAGCGTCATTGCATTCTGAATTACAGCAAAATCATTGAGATCATGGACTTCAGCATCATCAGGAATCAGCTCATTAGCCCACTCGGTTTTCTTTCCGATAGCTACGAACAGGTTGCGTTTGAACATCTGAGTGGTGCTGATAGCTTCAACCCAGATCCAGTCAATACCGCCGTCTGAAGCTGATCCATTGACGTGTGTTGGAGGAATGCTCCCACTGGTTCCGCTATCCTTACAGATGTAGACATTATCTCCATAGAATGCTTGATTGCCTTCGATATACGGAGTCAACTCAGTCCATTCCGGAAGCTGTTGGAGTGTGATGTTGTCGATTAAACTGCTTGCGACAAAGTTACGAATCTTTGGAGTGAAACGGGCTGCCATATTTAATCCTCGTTTAATTTGTTTTTGTTTCTTCGAAAATGACCTAATCGAATCTTTTCTTTAGTCTCTTCAGATCTTGGTCTCCCTTTCAAAGAATCTGAAATTTTTTTTCTTTGTTCTTCAGAAATGGTCTTACCTTTTTGAGATTCTGAATTTTTCCTTTTATGTTCTTCAGATTTTGGTTTACCTTTCAACGCTACCGACATTTTTCTTTTTGTTTCATCTGAATGAGTTTTTCCGAATCGGACGTTCTTTTCACCTTTATGAGCATCCGAGTTCTTCTTTTTTATTTCATCATTTTGAACGATAGCAGACCCAGCATTCCCGTTTAGTCCTTTCGGAAACAGCGAAGTCATGGCCAAATCTTTCTCTCTTTCGAGGCATTCTTCAAGAGGATACGTTCCAAGTAGTTCTATCTGAAAATCTTCTTTCAATGCACCATCTTCAATCAACTTCTTGATGTAAACCCCACCGTTTCCGATCTAGATGTTCCTGAAAACGATCAAGATATGACTTACCCTCTTTCCAACACGATCCGGTAATAGATAAGCCCGAGTTGGATTGTGGGTTATTCTATAGAGTTGTGATCTCACATAAATATCTATAGTCATTTCGACCTCCGTGAAAGGTTGCTTTGATCAGAAGCCTGTTTCTTGTTACCAGCAAGGACAGGCTTTGTTATTTTAGGTTATTTATAGATGTGTGTGGTATCACAATTGAGTGACCTCAATCTCGGCGTCTAATGCTCGTGCCATAATCAAAGTATCATCATTCACCTTCTTTCTTGAAAGATACTCTGGATTAGTCGTAACTTCTGATGGTGATTTTGGTGGATCTCCAACAGTCATATCACTCCAATCGCTAGGTCTATAACTGTAGTTGTCTTGAGCTTCTTTGAACCAGTCAAGACGCGATTGCGGATTCAAGAGTAAGCGCGGATCACGGATAGTGTAGTACTTGATGATCGGATAGATATCTAGGCCTTGACTCATGTAGTAAGTCGCATCGTTAGTCCACTCCTCTTTCATCCAATCAAATCCGCCAACCCAATTCGTGTAATTTTTATCACTGATCTCTTTGAACCAGTGTAAGTTGTAGATAGGATTGACCATGAACACCGGGTCAGGACCACGAATGAGGTTGATGATCATTAAGATGAAGGTATCAATGAACCCTCCATGTGGTGGATTGATCATATCAGAGTACTCGATAGAGAGTACTGAGAATCGAACAAACCCTGATGGATGGAGCCATTCATCAACTACACTATCGTAGTCTTTCCTCGAGACAGACGAGTACACTTCATACGAGAATTGTTGGAAGTAGTAGCTATCTAATAGGGTTGAGTTACTGCCTAAGAAGCCTTCAAAGCTCTTCCAGTTGGGTCTCTCAATAAACACCGTCTTTGAGATCGTATTTAAGACCGCTCCAGTTCCGGTTGTTGAGATGACTTGAGCTGTCGGCGCGGACGAATCAATGAAAGGGTCAATGAACTCAATCGATTCAATCTGTCCGATGCCGTCACCAGTAGGGGTGAGTACTGCATCTTCTCCATACTTTGATTGAATCTCAACGAGAGGTAAACTGTCGTAGTTGTATCCGTGATTGTAGATAGAAGTGCGCGTTATACTTCCACGACCACTGAAGTATCCACTCCTATCGCCGATGAAGATCTTTTCATTTGAAACGAAGATAGCTCCTGAGGTTGTAACTGTCTTAGCTGAAGGAGAGCTGTCAGTGAATACTTGAGAGCTAAGTGCTCCAGTAAAATGGATCAATAATGCTACATTAGCGAAAAGGGGATCCGTGTTCTCAAATCTCACTGTTGGTGCTGAGAAGTTTGCAGTGTAGCGAGGAACTCCCTTAGTGATGCGGAACTCGCACATGTAGCCGATGAAAGTCTCTTTCCCGTTGTAATTGGTGCCAAGTTTCATTACAGCTGATGATAGATCACCGTTACCTACGGTGTTCTCAGCAACCTTGAACCCATTCATAAACAATCGCAAAGTGTTTCCTGACCTCGTTGCAGCAACATGGATCCAGGTGTTGTTAGGGACTTTGAGAGTTGATGTAACGGTGTAGTTTATGGCTCCTCTTATCTCAAAGACGAGCTTCTGGCCACTGATCTTAAACGCCCATCCTTGATTGAGAGTTGCGTGACGATTGGTCGCAATAACAACATCAGTGACAGAATTCGGTTTGTTGATCCAACACTCAATTGCAAACTCACCTGTTTCAAGTTGAATTGAAGAATCACTTGGGACAGATAGGTAGTTGTTTGAGTTGTCTACCTCACTGACGATAGCTGAGAATGAGTGCCCTTTCACTCTCTTGTTAGTAAGAATCTGGTCTCCGACTTCATAACCGAACCCACCATCAGTGATAATCAAGCTATCAATCGATCCCTCTTTGAGAGTCTTGACGCGAGCTTCTCCAACAACACTCGTGTTTAAGATAGAGATCTTATCGCCTATCTTGTAGTTCTTTCCAGGATTGACAAGTTCAATGTCGACGGAATCAATGATGTTTTCAACGATCTTCACCCCACTGCTCATTGAACTGATTTCAAGCCCCTCTCCTATATGGAACTCTTTGTAGGGCGAGTCAATCTGTATCTTTAAGTAGACCTCATTCTTGCTGTAGATTTGAGTGATGTCCTCAACGCTGCACTCTGTCTTACTTGAGATTCCGAACACTTTAACATCGTAGTCTCTAGCAGTCTCAAGAATTTGCGAAAACTCAGCAGTCCCGCTGTTGAATGTTGTGGTGAAGATGAACACTCTTCCTGAGTAAGTGGCTTGGCTGGGGATCAGTAATCGTTTGCGCGGATAGTCAATCGAAGCATCAACGTTAAACAAGACCTTGAATAGAAACTTGAACGATGCTTCGCTACCTCTACTCAGATAGAAGTCTTTGAGGTGTAACAATAGCTCTTTCTTGGGGATAGATAGCGAAGCATTGATATCGAACCCACACTCAACCATCAGCTTGTCTATGTACCCCGGAACTTGGTTGTTAGCCTCGCATCGATCAATGAAGTTTTCTAAGATTTCAAGCGGATTCCCTTGTTCTTCTAAGAACTGATAGAAATGGCTTATGAACTGCGTCAGCTTTCTATAGTCTTGTCTGATGAAAGATGGGAGTCTCTCAATGATAACGGGGCTAATGTAATTACGCATTGGTTAGCACAACTCTTGTTTTTGTGATTCGGACGATGTTTTGTAAGTACGTCTCAATGTCAGGATTGACAGGAATCATAGTAAAGTTGATAATGCCTGCCGATCCGAAATTGTTTTGCGTGAGAGTAGCGTAACGCGGGAAGTTGTAATGAATCACGCCCTTATCATACTCCACTCTTCCGAATGATTGCAGTAGCAGCTTAGTGCCATCACTCTTCTTGTAGATGTACAGAAGACCATCGGATGCATCGGCATAGTAGCACTCATCCACGCCATAGATGAATGTTGAACTCTTGACACCCATAGTGATCGGATTGCCGACATAGAGCAGATTCTCAATCTCAGCCGCGTAGATTATCTGTTGGTCTTTGTTGATCACTTTCTTTGAGTAGCAGCTCTTCAGTGCAGGAACTTGCTCCATGATGTGATTCATGAGAGTAACATCACTGAAGAAGTTATCAAAGACATTCAAAGATGAATCGTTGTACATCGTTATAGTGTTAGCAATCTCTCTTTCAATCTGCCCGAAAGTCTTTGTTGTTTTCTTGATATCAACTTTACCGTAAACAGTAAGCTCAACATTGACGAATTCAGGATCAATGAATACAGGTTGCATCCCTACTACACAGTACCTGGAGAGCAATCGATTTGCGATGTCTTTCTTAGCAGTGAGTGTCAGCTTATCAGCGAACTTTGGCTTAACACTGAGATAGATCTTTCCGTAGTCTTTGTAGAGATTGTCTTCTCCTCCCCAGACATTGATACTATCGATGTTTCGAAACTCACCAATGATGGTTGATTTGAAATCATCTCTCGTTACAATGCGATTCTGCTTGCGATAGTGATGCGGGATAGTGAACCTTAGACTATCAACACCCTCTGCTTCACATCCACCACTACTGATAGTACCAGGTTCAGTGACTACTACAAAGTCTTCCCAGTTTCCGATGTTACTCTCTGTTGGGATGTCTTGAGAGGGAGCATTGAACAGGAATCGCTTACAGCCGTTTCCACTCTCACCGTTACTTGACATGTAGTACACGTAGACGACACTTCTATTAGGTGGCGCTTTTCCGAAGACGTTATTGCCGAACATCACCTCAAAGAATCCATCTTCTTGAGTCGTTATGTAGTACACTGTCGAACTCTCATTCACATCAAACACAGAAGATGCTAGAGAGTATTCAACTCCAGTATCCGAACCATCTGGAATAACAATGATTCTGATAGTGTCGACATCAACATTCTTGTCCTTGATGATGTATCTCTGATTGAGCAGAGTCGTGTCAATGCGAAACTTCCACTCTTGCAGCTTACCTTCGTAGATGGTGAAGATGTCGGATGAGTATGTGACCACTGGTGCAGCCGTATAGTCAATGTTCTTGACGAAGATGTCGTCTATGATGTAGAAGATACGTTGATCTTGATCAGCATTGGCTCCTGAGAAGCTAGTCCCGCGAGGAATGAGAATACTCTTACTCATAGGCTCATACTGTTCAGGATCATTAGTGTCGATATCAATGGTCAATGAGATATCAGCTCTAGCACACGTTCTCCCTCTAGGAGTGTATCCTGTTAGTTTGGCTTTTGAGTATAGACTCTCTTTCTTGACCGCAGAGTCAACGAAACTCTCGTTCAACAACATCTTAACGTAGTAGCCGATGTAGTGCGTGTTATAGCTGAGTAGATTGATAAGCGTTGAAATGCCGCTTGATTGAAAGTTATAATCTTGATAGACGGGGAAGCCATCAGCACCGATTTGGCCTTGTAAAAAGGTGATCAGATTCTCTCGTATGTCAGGATAATCAAGACTATTGATAGGTAGTTCAGATGTTGTTGTCATTATCTTACCCTTTGGAATTGTTGGTTGAATGTGTCAGTGATGTTGAGCGCTTTGATCCTATACGTTAGTGTCACATCAATACCATCATCCGCATCATTGGCTTGTATATCAACGCTATACAATTCAACTCTTTTCTCGTATGTGCTAATCAGCCACTCTAGTCTCTTCATCATTCCTGTCTTGGTGATAACGGTGAAGTTCTCAAAGAGAAACTGGCGCATGTCACTCAAAACGTAGGGGTTGAAAGGTATGTCAAAAGCATCCAGACTCATCAGAACCCTTATAGATTGCTTGATGCTATCAATGTTAATCTTGGGAGTTACATCACCTGTAAGAGGATGTGGCCCTAACTCGAGAGCAACGTCTGAATAACGTACGATTTCTTGTTTCACTACTTTTCTCCTTATCCTCCTTCAAACACGTTAAAGGATCCAGTCATAATGGCGCTTGTACAGCACACCATGTCGCCTACTCGAGCAGCCGGAATGCTATTGACAAAGACAGTTGAACTTCCAGTACAGGTCACACTGCTGTGACAGCTAGATAAACAACAGTGTACCATCCAAGCATCGCCCAAGCGGTGGTGATTTCGACTGTTAACAAACACATTAGGGCTACCTTGACTGTTAGGGCGGGGTGGAAAACAGTGATGCCCGGTACAAATATCAAAGATTCGTGCTGTTGGACTTCCCATTTCTATATCCTCTGTATTTATAGTACACGGCGGTAATCATCTATTTATCCTAAGTTGGAACACACGTTGGACCCTTGTCGCAGAACTTCGTTGATGTCACGTTCTTGAGGAACTCAACAAAGCAAGTCTTGGTGCGTCTGGTTCGAATGGGATTGACTGGTAGATAGCTATCGGGCTGCTCTTTCACAGGACACGGGCAAAGCGTGAACGTCACAATCGGCTCAGGTATGAATGGTTCAGGAATCTCTTCGCAAACGCACTCTTCGATGTGTATAGGTATCTCCTGGACCTTGAATGGAACGTATGGAGGATCACAAGAGCTACAAAGTGTTTTGGGGATTTGGATCATGGTTACTTACTCAGTTCGAAGTCAAGTAGTGAACTGCCTGACATTGTCAAAACAGTGATAGGTAGTTTTTGGTTCTGCTCATCGCGGAGTGTAAGCATCACTGCATCGATGTCTGTTTCATTGCGACCATTGACAAGCGAATCAGTGTACATTTTGATAAGCATTTCAACGGCTTTGAGTTCCTTCTCTTCAAAGGTTAGCAATGCATCTGATAACCCACTTTTTTCCATCATGGTAACGAAGTACTCACTCTTTCTGAAGTTGTCAATGAATGTCTGGATGTAGGGGCTGTCTTCTCCAGGAGGATTCAACAACACGTTCTGATACCATTGCATGAAGTTCAATACGATAGCTTGCTCTGCTGATGATTCAGTCTCGCACGGGCAGAGCTTGGGAATGATTTGAGGTATAAAAGGTTCAGGCTCAGGAACAGGCTCGCAACACACTTCAGGAGGCAACACAGGATCATCAGGAACGACAATCTCATCTTCGTCATACTCTAGAGCGGGGTGGTTGTCTCTATCCCAACTCCAGTTATTGTGAACTCGAATGCAGAACCATCTCTCTGTTGATGCTTCTGGATAGTCGAAGATCCAAGTTCTGATGAGAAATCGCCACTGTCTACCCCACGGCTGCCAAGTCGATCCTATGTTGTAATACCAGTTCTGACTGGGACTCAAATCAGCATTTTCATCAATACAATCCATGTTAGGTAACACTCCTTCAATGTTTCCTAAGTCGCCCATTGTCAATCCCGGAGGTAGATGACCATCTATGATTTCAAAGTAGAGTGTCTTGACACATCGTCTCTCAGGAAGAGTTGTATCGAACTGAATCGGATTCAATGAACTGCCAGTGTATGCTCGAGGAACGAGATTTGCATAGATCGGGAATCCGGTGAAGACTCCAGTAAGGGTGCCTGTGTAAGAGAATGTTGTGCTTCCGATACAAATGATGTATGACCCCACAGTGAAGTCTTTCTGGAAACTCAAAATCATCTCAGTGACTAGAACAGATCCTAGTAAGACGATCTCATTAGCTGTGCCTAGCTGATAGAAGTGTACAGTAACACCGATATTAGTAGGTTGTATTCTCGAGACAAGTGAGAGAGTAAACTGCACGGTTTCTTGACGTATGATATCAAGTGCAAATAGCTGCTTGAGACTACTCGTTATGGAGATAGACATAGCTGTATTAGGAGTCATACGTACGATCGAATCAAGAGTTCCTTGATCAATCTTACTCTGAATACTTTGTTGGCAAGTTGGCATTAGTACAATCCTCTTAGAAGCACTCTGCTCTCACAGAATGAGCAAATGGTTCGCCTTCAACAGGAACTGGATTGAAGAGTTCAGGGATGGTGTCCCCATCATCATTTTGATAAACAAATTCATTGTCGAAGCAGCCCTCCTCTAAGAAGCGAATACCGTACTCTGTGTGAATCTCAAACTCAGCACTAGCTCCTGCGTACACGTTGATTGGAGCTTCATAGAATCCAATGGATAACCTCTCTCCAGAGTAATAAGTGTGCTTAGCTTCCCAAGGGAAGTCAAACGTCAGCTTCTCTCCTGAGTATGCTTGTAACAACCACGGCGGCTTAGTTTCGAGACTAGCAGAGAAGAAGGCGCCGGTTCCATTGTCTGGTACGAGCAACACAATGTCATCACTCAATGCGCAGGAGAATGTCTCTCCACCGTAGAATCGATCAACGTAACAGTCTTCAGGAAGAATGTCATTCAATTCAACGACTACCCAGTTACCCGTTGGAATGAAGTAGCCTTTGCACAGCTTGTGTCGTAGATCAGCAAACCAATCAAGTTCAATCTGATGACTTATCTGCGAGAATGTGATTTCAAAGTAATCGACATTATCAATCAGTTCAGCAACGTGACCTGTCGGGAATTCAACCTTCATTCTCGGATTGCAACGCAAGTCAACCGTCATGTAAGTGCGGTTTCCATACCCCACTTCTTCTGGATACATTCCCTTCTCGATGATAAACATCAAGTTGTTAGATTGCGGCCTCTCTCCGCAGCATTCATCAGTCGTCAGGTCAAAGTAAGTTGCACTACGAATATCAACTTGAGTCATTATGCTCGTTCTATAGAGCACTCTGAAGTTAGCACTATAGAGAACTTCTAATCCTGGAGTCATCCACTCGCCAGGTCTAAAGTAGAACATACCTAGTGGTTCGGATGGATGCGTGTCGTATGTGAGACTACCACGCTGACCCTCATACATCGTGATCGGGATAGCTACACTAGTTGCGAGTGTAGCTACGCAATGTGTACCAGTCACCATGTACCAGTGTGGCTCATTAGTCATTCCAATGACGTTAGCCCACTCTCCAGAATAGTGTCGTCCTATCGGAAGCTGAGTAGCCGTCTGCACCGATGCAATAACAGCTTGACCTCCGTAGTTCATAAGCAGCAATGGAGCAGCCGGGTTATCTGTCAGCGTAACGACTGTTCCTTCTCCAGAGTATCCTATGTTAGGTAGAAGAGTTCGAGTTGATAGCGATAGTGACGATAAGTACTGACCTGAGTAAGCTACACCTGCGATTAGATCAGGTGGGTTGAGAGTAAGATCAGCATATCCTCTTGATCCAGCACGCCCAATGATCTCAACGGCATACTCTACACCTAGATTAACTAGCCCTGTTTCGCCAGCATATCCGATAGATGGTAGATTGTATGTTGTCGCCATATCCGCGACAAGAGCATTCTCACCAGCATAGGCCGGCAATGGCATACCGAGATTGACAACATACTCTATGTCAAAGAATAGTCGTGCACCCTCGTAAGCGATAGCAGGGAATGTGATCCCAAGCTGTAGGTCAAGACTGCCTCTGCTTCCCGCATACGCGGTTGCGCTCATCGGTATAGCTAGAGCCACCGTCAATGTCGCATAAGCGTTTTGATCCGAATAGGCCAGCGGATTGAGTGCATCTTGAGTACGAAGAGTAGCATCACTGTATTGATCTGAATAGGCTACAGGGACAAGAGCAGAAGCATAGAATACGGTTAGTGTTGCATCACTATATTGATCAGCGTATGCTTGAGCACTCAGCAGGTTAACTGTTGAAAGTAGTAGATCGCCTCTACTTCCTGCATAGAACGGTAGCGTAAGTTGCTCGCCCACAAACGTCGTAAAGGTAACCGAGTTGAGTTCTCCTGCATACGCTGGGAGTGCAAACACACTCGATGTCACCAAGAGTATCGGATCGACGTACCCACCTGCATACGCTGAGACTGTTAGAGGAATCGATGGATGAACATCTAATGAAGCTGTACTACTATCACCTGTCGCTGCAATGGCTTCTATCGCCGATACAGTGTAGAGATCAAAGTCACCTCTTTCACCGGATCTTGCATCACTGTCTATCTGATCAAATGGGTTGACATATAGATCAGCAACACCAGCTTCGCCTCCTCTTGCCTCAGCATAGAGAAGACTGAATGTGCTTAGAACTAAATCTTCCCTTTCGCCTGAGTTAGCCTGGAAGATGCCTAGTCCCGCACTTGGGAATGTTGTAAAGGTGACTAGGTTGTTCTCACCTGCGTAGGCAGGAGCATCAATGATACTGCTGGTCAGTAGAACAAGACTGAGCGTCTCAGATGCGTAATGAGTTACTGTGCCTAGATCGATACTCGGATAGGTCGTTAAGACTGTGAGATAATTCTCACCTGCGTAGACCGGGAGCTCAAATATGACAGAAGTGTATAAGTTATCTGGTGCTGCGGTTTCACCTGAGTACGCTTGTGTTACGCCTAGTTCAGTAAACGGAACTAAAATGATACCTTCGTAAGTACCAATCGCCATATCGCATAGGATTTCGCTATTTCCAGTCGTATAGTTGTGGTAGTGGATTAAGAAGGTGTCTGTTGTCTCTGTCAATCCGTTGTTGAACGGATTAGCCATGTTGGAGAATGTTCCACTCTGGCGAACTGCATTATTCTTACCATATACGGTAAAGATGGTATTGGATGAAGACCCACGTATGACTATAGAACATAAATCAGTGCCATTGAGTTCTGTCGTAGTCCAATTCGATATGACCGTGAGGTTATTCGTTACCTCTCCCGATGGACCAATCCAATTTACTCTAATAGCTCCAGAAGTTGTATTGCGCATCCTTATAATCAGAGCGCGAGAGAATCCCCAATAGTTCGGGCAGTCATAACCCCATGACCAAGTTGCAAAGGTGATCGAAGCAGGAGTATAGTTGGGGAAGAAACAGAACCATAGACCAGCATCTGTGAAGTCATCGTCATACCAAGTCGTAGACTTTGTGCGCTTGAATCTGAACGTGATATCTTTATTGTTTTCTAGTTGCTGCGGTAGAGCGAAATAAGCGTTAATGCCTGCGTTAGCAGCAGAACTCGTTAGGGAATTCAAAGTCAAACAGGTGGATGTTTGAGAATGAGATGCCGCACCATGGAAGTGAGAGAATGTGGAGTTCGGAACAATCGTGAGATAATCATGACTGATATAACCATACTCACCAGTATAAGCGTCTGAATAGAATCTGATGTTAGCCTGAAGACCTGCAATGCCTGTTCCACCATCGGCGATATTGATATCGCCAAAGTTCGCATGAGGATCGATGGTAAACTCTATCGGATCAACATACTGACCCGTATACGCTGGTACGGGCTCAAAGCGCGGAATGAAGTGTAGACCAATACCTGCGAGATAGTGCTCTCTTGCCTGATCAGCTGTAAGTGCCGTTGGGTAGATTGCGACATCTTGCATGTAGCCCTTATAGTAGCCATATACTCCAGATTGAGGCAAGCCTTGAGAATTGAATTGAGCTCGTGCTTGATACCCTGTCGCGACAGCCACACCATTGACATAGAGAGTCGGAGTTCTGTCATTCCAACTAACCAGAATATGAGTGAATTCTGTTGTGCTGATAGGCTGCTGATAAGACAGCAAGATTGGTAGGTAAGCATCTCCGTGAGCAACAACCTGAATACCGTTAGATCCAACAGAAATACCTCCACCAGATCCTGATCCACTCTGGCGAGGATAGACAGCATAACGCTGACCAGTTACACCTTGCGTACCAGTCGATGATGGGGTATAAAGGGTAATCGTCGCACCAGCATCAGGTTTAACCCATAACTCTTGAGTTAGGTTGGCACTGACGACAGATGTCGGGTTACCGACGATTATGTCATTACTACCATCGAGATAGACAGCGTACTTAGAAGCAACCGGAGACGCATTGGCGAGGATAGGCCCATTGGTGTAAGTCGCTGGAGAGTTGTTGCCTGTGTAATCTATCGCAGAAGTGCCTGTCTGCTCATCCATCTTCCAGTAAGCCGACGGTCCTTCTGTCTTGATGTAGTCAGCGTACTGTGTCGGCTTCAGAGATGCATCTGAGTATTCGCCCGTGTAATGATATAGATCCAACCCAATCGTTACTGATAGTGTTGATTCAATATTTTCACCTGTGTAAGCATCACTGGATAGCTCAGCACGGACAGGCAGAGTGATTGTAGATACTACGCTGTACTCACCTGAATACGCAATAGGTGCAAATAGAGCTGATGTTAAGACACCTGCGATGCTGTACTCACCTGAGTAAGCGTCTATACTTCCTAGTAAGCGATAGGTAGCAAGAGATACATCAGCAGTTGAACCTTCCCAGAACTGATAGAGATCTGCTGTCAAGAGCTCAGTGACAAACGATAGTTCGCCACTATATCCTTCGAATGAAGCAAATGCCGCGCACGGGGTATCTGGGAACACCAGATTGACGTTGCCGACAGGAGCAACGTATTCGCAGAAGAATGAGAAGTTGTTATTTGCGTCTGAGTGATAATAGTACGGATCAGTAGTGAAGGTCAGTACTAATTCGCGTTCGCCTGAGTATGCAGTAGATCCTAATCCTGGAGAGATCTGTAACGAACTGAGATTGAGCAATCCGCCAGCCAATGCGGCACCATCGAGATACTGGATGATTAGAGGCGCTTCGCTGAGAGCAAAGCTTTCGATTTCAGTTCCATTGAAGAAAGAAAAGATACCGAAATCATCACTACTCGATGATTGGTTAAACGGAGTTGCGTTTAAGAGTGTGTTTAGACCTGACACAGTGTTCTCTTTATGGTGTATAGGCGATGAATGGTATATCTACAGGATAGATGTGGTGACCGTTATCAGCAAACCCCATCAAGTTTGTATTTACGAGATTCTCTCTGCTCACCCAACGGGCATCGGATTGAGCTGTTGTGATGGATTGGCAGAGTAGATGTCCAGTTGCCATCAAGCTCCAAGTCGGATATGTGAAGGCATAATTGAATCCGCAGTTCTGTTCAAATGAGGAATGATCATAGGCAATCAGGACAACACAAGCGTCGTCATTGAACCAACTTCTAATCTCTCCCATTGCAATTAGTGAAGTCTGAGAGATGCAGTTTTGCTTCCAAGGTAGGAATAGATAGAATCGATGAGCGTCTCCGATTGCTTTCCACGGTGAACGATTAGGATCCTTATTGATAGTGTTCTTACCTTGTTTCAAAAAGTATAACTCTTCACTCGGACTAGATTCATCTAAGTTTGAAAGGCTCAACACGGATGTCGCTGTTTGAGTGTCATCAACAATCATCTGTTTAGCTGCTGCAGTTATAGAAGTCCCTCTGTAAGTAGCCTTATCAGTTGAAGTGATTCTTTGCCAACCTGATCCACCGCCGATAGCACACTGCTTGATAATTGCATCCTGATTGAACGACTGTTGTGCTGATACACTCTCTGCAGTGATTGTAAACTGATCACTCGTCACTCCACTGACTCTCCAAGTGTGACTTTGAACTGAATTACACCACTGGCTGACCAGCACCAAATCACCAGGTCTAAATGGATGATTGAAATCTAGTAACAACGTCAGTGTACTTGCACTAGTGATCTTCATATCCAATGCAATGTGATCAGTTCCGCCGACATTGATAACTCCTGTTAGACGAGCAGCAGTATCTGGGATCAGAACAACTACACTCTGTGCCGTTGATTGCACTCTCCAGCATCCACTGAACACTGCTTGCTTGTTAGCATTGAATGTGACCGCGGTTCCAGATGATGGGAGCCCTCCTGATGGAGTCCACAATCCTGACGTCGTAGTGACTTGCATAGCTAATCCGCCACTCAGTGTAGAGTTATAGATCTTACAGTGACGATTGCCTAAGATGAGACAGGTGTCAAGAATCGACAGTAGATTCCCTGGTAGTTTCTGCACTGCAGGAGTTCCATAGACGATAGAGTGTGCGGGCCTCGAGCATATAGCAGAACGATATGTTGTTGTAAGAGCTAACTGGCTAGCACTCAGCCAAGCATTCGTCGGAAACGGCTTATTGAAGAAGACAGCAACATTTGAGAAGGTCGTTTTGTTCAATAAAGCCATTCTTGAGTACACTGGATGAATGCTCAGTGCAAAGAAAGCGAGCCCACTGAAGTTGGTTGTCGATGAAACAGCATCCGCACCATCGATAGAAAGACTGAACAGACAACTCTGCGTCGAGATCTGTTCTATCCCTATAGTAAAACGATGTGCCCCCGCTGTAAAGGGTTGAGCCGGATCACTCTGTGCATCAACAGTTACTAGTGTACGTTTCCAGAGAACTAGTTCTTTCATTTCTGATCCGTCTTGATATAGTAAGACGATCTTGAGATGCAGTGAAGGTCCGATATAACTTCCATCACAGTTGAAGTGCACTCCAGACTCAGCAACGAGACAAAGCGGCCCCATGATAAGCAGAGTCTCAAACATACGATGCGTCGTTGGCTTCTCACAGATATTGACTGACGTTCTCTCACCTGAATATCCACTAGTGAAGTCCCACTCATCGGATGTGTAGATGTGATTGATAGATGCGCGACTTCCGTTCTGAGCATAGAGTGTTGGGAGCATCGGCTTAAGAGCAGCTTCATGGACTTCTGTAGTTGGATCCAACAAGATATCAATCCACATCGAAGTTATACTCAAGTCGTTTTGAACTCTCTCCCCAGAGCGATAGATGTAGATGTCACTCTTGAATTGAGGAATCGTAAACTTGAGTGCCGTTGAAGGAATCGCCCAGTCAATGGAATCAACCTTTAGCGTTCTATTCGCATCGATAGGCTGAATGCCTGCAATGGCGGGCTCGCCTAAGTAGTTGACTTGTTTCTGATTTTCAGCAGCTTGCACATACGTACCGTTCTGCGGCTCTGCAAACAAATGATTACTCTTTCCACTGAGATCACAATAGATGTTGTGACCTTCAGGTTCATTGAGTCTGCAGTAAGCCCAAGGAGATTGAGATAGTATGTAGTCTGAGAAGCATAGCATATTCAGAATCCCTTATATCGTAACTCGTGGAATGGGGATAGGATACATGCGTTGCCCGCTATCAGCTTTTGCTTTGATGTATTCGTAACTGCCTCCTGAGTTTGAACGAACCCAGCGTGAATCAGAATGTGTTCCAGGAAGTTCGGTTTGACAGAGTAAGTGTCCAGATGCAAGGATTAACCAATCAGAGTAAGCGAATACTCCATTGAATCCAGGATTGCCGATATTTAGATCAACAAAACCAAGCAACATCGTTCTCCAAACATCATCAGCCCAGTCGCGTATGTCACCAAACACAATAAGTTGTGAATGAGTCTTCGGATTCTGTTTGTATCCGATTGCAATGTAGAAGCGCTTGTCATCACCGATGATAGTCCACTCTGGTCTACTTTGACGAGTATCTGGTTGATAGTGAGTAGATGGTCGTTTCAGATTTCTTCTCAAGTACAGAACATTAGATTGAGCTGATGTTGATGGATCAAAAATACGCAATGCAGATCCGCTCTTACTCGTGTCGTCGACCTGCATGGCCATCCCTAACTGTGATGTTGCACTCCTGTAGTAGATTTGCCCGCCGTTATGAGTCTTAACCCAAGCGCCTCCGCCTATCGGGGGTCGTTTGACGAGCATCACTCCTGTCTCATCATTGAAAGTTCCTGGCAGTGAGAATGAAACTGATGACTTATCAATAGATTCAACTCTCCAGACAGCATTGAGGTTTTGAGAGCTGCCTTGGAGAGAGATCAAGTCACCGATTGAGAAGTCATGGAGTGGCAACTCTGTCGTAGGAGAGGAGTTGTGTGGCAGCATCAAACGAATGACACTCTGCCCACTATCATTAGTGGCTGTCAAGTTGAAGATAACTCGTTGGCTCATTCCTCTGCATAGCATAGTGTCAAGCTGTGCAAGCATACTGTTAGGATAGACGTCTGCAATGCGAGATGTGTTGACATTGTCAGATAACTGAGCTGTGTTACTATCTGATCCTGGCTGGAAAGTTGTGAGAGCTTGCCATGATCTAGGTATGTAGTCATAAGTCAACGGATGCGTGTTGTTGTAGTACACGGATAGGTTGCTGATAGCTGGGCCGCCGTAAATGGTGACATCGGGCCAGTTGCTTGGATAAGTAAACGTGTCAGAACACGTCCACCCCCTGAAATCCATGTATGTTGTAGGTAGAGAAACTACTTGATTAGAGACAGAGTAGCTCTTTGTTCCATCATCGAAGATTGCAGAGAAGATGATTGTTTTCGAATCAATAAAGTTGAAGTCAATGATAACTCTTCGATCCTTGATCAGCATCCCTGTTCCAGTAGCGTCATAGAGAGGGCCTGCTTGAGAAATTCGACCTGTTTGAACTGTCTGCCCCTCAAAACTAATGAGATATGGGAGCCAATGAATTGGGCGGCTGGAGTATCCTGAACTCGCATAGTTGTTGTTAATGCTACAGTAAGAATGGATGTTAGCGCAGAGAATCAAATTAGATGCTCCAGCCACACAACCGCAGTTGTCGCAAGGTCTAAACCAGATAGTGTACATCCATAACGACACCCCACCAATCATGATGATAGGATACATCATAGGAGAGCAACCGTATGATGCTTCGGGTGGAGGAGACATTAAGAACTCTGCTCGTACTCGATACATCCACTCGGTATGAGAGACATAAGGATACTCAGGATAAACATCATTGCTGTGATAGCCAGATGCTAACCAGATCTTTGACGCATCCTCAGAGCAATGCGACATACTACTAGATGAGTTTGACGTCCCCGCTCGGATACCTCGAATAGGAACAGAATCAGAAAACGGCAAACTGACTGCATGTTGTTCACCTGTTATGTTGTGACTCATCGACAGATGTCTTTCATTCCCAGTAACATCCATCAGCAAGTGAGTCTCATTGTAGACTCCTAGATCTGGATCGTTTAGTGGCCAATAAGCCCAGGGGCGGTTGGCTAAGATGAAGTCACTATATGAGATCACATCTTATTCCTTTAGATGTTAATAGGCAGGTCATCAAACTCACTCGGTGTCACTGGACCATAAGCTCTATAGCGAACGCTCAGGTCATTAGGATCAAACACTAAGATGTCAATGTGAGAGTTATTGTAGAAGGTCACTTCGTACTCTCCAGTGTTAGCATCACTCTCTGTTTCCTGAATGAACTCCCCAGTGTAGCTTGAATAGAATCGAAGCTTGGCTTGATAAGGAACTCCCATCAGTGTAACAACGCCGCGGATTCGATAAGTAACTGAGTAGGTAGAGCGACTTCTGATCTGATGTGGTTGCAAATCAAATGCGTAGTAAGCTAAGAAGCATAGGCTGCCGTTGACACTCAAGTGTCCAGGCATGTAATTCATCATTGAGATCTGTCCGGGCTGAGTGATAGATTTAACAGCTAATGTCTTCTGATCATGCAGTACGCCGTCCAAGTAGAGTGAAACGATTCCCGTTCCTGATTGACGAGTGATTGCTATATGATGCCAGTGACCATCATTGAATAGAAAGCGATTGCCGGCATCATTCAAGAATCGTGAATTGAGAACGAGGTCGTTATCAGCTTCAGTGAATTGCAAGCATCCAACAAAGAACTGGTTATCTCTCATATTGATCTGGACCAGTGGACCATTGAACGGGTACTCAAACGTCATAAAGGTGAACATCACACCTCTGTTTGTTTCGGAGGTGTTAAACCACCACTCGTAAGTGTATGCACTGGCAGATCTTGCTTGATAGGAATCATACTGGCCTTTCGAGATAAAGACAGCTTGCCCTCCATCTACAAACGTTGCGGCTGATGCTCCTTGAATCCCATCCGGCCCCGGAGCTCCTCTGATGATTCTGCTACGACCTCCGATGTACTGACCTGAAAATGACCCATAATACGGAGCTATTGTGAAATCAATCAAACTGTCAGCATCATCAAAGGGCCAGATGTTAGTGGCAAAGTCATTCTTGAGGTACTCATCGTACGCGTACGCTTTGGCGACGTGATTAGTGATCTGATCTTCTGATAGCGCCTTGTCATAGACAGCGATTTGATCTAACTGCAGTGCGCTAGTCCAGTAGCCGCTGCTCGTCCCAGCGATGGTGATAGGCGTGGCTACATTGGTGTTGGGGAAGATGTCAGTATAACTGTAGATCTGTTCAGTGATTATACGGGAGTTGACGTATGTTCGAGCTGTGCCTCTGTAGTTGTTAGCAGTAATCTGCTCTACCTTCCACGTGAAAGCGAAGTGCATCTTTCGATTTGTAACAGCACTTCCTCCAGGCATAGAGTTGTAACTACCCGAAGTCCCAACAGTAGCTGATCCACCTGGATGAGTTACACCTAGATATGATGCTGAGTAGCTTGAGACGTAATTGATACCAATCACGCCTGATTTGATAAAGATCGGATAAGTTCCATAGCTACCAGGCTGAGTAAACTGAATCATAAACTCAACCGTGAAGCTGCCTAGACGAGGGAAGGCATAACTGATGGTGTGCGGAATCTCAAGATATGATTTGGCGTAGCCACTCGGATGAGCTGGATTGTATCCGTAGTAGCCGAAGGTGATACTGTGTTGATCCTCTTGCTCATGAGTGATCATACTACCCATTCCGAGGCGATATCCGAGATACAATTCGTTATCTGAATGTAGTGTTGCGGGATTGAGGTTGTCAATCTCATCAATGATGACTCGCGGATCACCTGTCGGCACCATCAACTTTCGAGTTACAGGATCAAACGCGTCCCCATCAAAAGTCCAAAAGCTAACTGCATCGTCATCAATTACGGTGGTTTTATAACCGGCCATTATCTCTCTCCTATCATACGTTTGGATGTAACCGTATTTATACGGTTGACAGCGCACTCCCTTTACGCTATAATAGGTTAAGTAACATGAGGAGTGTTCTATGACTGAGTGTGAGTGTGGCAATCTCATCCATCCAGAACGAGTCAAACTGGGTTACGATGTATGCTTGGAGTGTGGAGAGAAACGAGCCATAGAAGATAGATCGCACTGGACAGTCGTTCCAATGCACAAGAGCAACTACGTTCTGGTAACTGACGCATCCTTATTGAAAGGTCTCAATAAGAGTATGCAATCTTGATTACACAGTAAAAAGCCCGCAATTTGCGGGCTTTTCTATGACTGAAGATAACTATCAGCCACCTAGGTTGATGATTTCAGCTTTGACATCATCGATAGCGGTTCCAGAGTACTGAGATCCGATAACAACGAAAGCAGCATCTTCGAGTGCTTCAAGCAATCTTAGAGTCTGCAATGAGTTGTCGAATGCAATGAGCAGTGTTCTGAAATCAGAAGCAGATGGAGCTGATGCAACGATAGTGACTGTAGGAGTAGATAGATACCATCCACCGTTGACGATAGTGACAGAGTCAATCGCGCCAGTATCCAGAACGACTGCAAGTTCACCGCCGGTGCCGTCACCGCCTGTGATAACTGCGGTTGCTCCGATGTAGTTAGATCCACCGTTGACGATAGTGTATGAGCCGATAGCTTTCTCAACCAAGAAGCTGATCTTGCATCCAGTACCGCCAGTCGGTGCCACAGTAGTTGCGACGCCTGTTCCGTTAGCTGAAACGCCGACTCCAGCCGTAGTGAGTGTAACACCAGTTACACCGCCTGTACCATCCACAGCAGTGACGGTCAGTGTTGGATCAGTAGATCCGACATCCATAGTCAGGACATCATTGACAGCATATCCAGATCCAGCTGTGTGAATGACAATAGACGAAGCTCTAACTCGTCCCGTGGCTTCGAGTCCCACAGTTACTTCACCGCCTGATCCAGAGCCCCCTCTGCAGAGCTCATCAATCTTAGCGACGTATTGATTTAGGGTTGTAGTTTCCATGTTATTGTTGTCTCCAATTAGCAGGTTGCGCGTGTGATTCTGAGCTGTCCGGCGAGAATCTTAGGCGCGCCGTCGCCATTGTTGACTGTCTTACTTGTCGTCAAGTAAGCTACATAGTACAGGTTGCCTGCTGTCTGTGCATCAAAGAGGCCCGCTCCTTGAATCGTTCCCCAGTTAGCTGTAGGAACGTTGAACGTGAGATCGCTGATATTGCTGTACTCTCTGTTAGCACCACTTGGGCCTTGCCAGCCGTTAGTCGCTAAGATTTGAATACGCCCGTAGTTCGTTCCAGATGTGCTCACCTCAACACCACCAGTCGCATCAAGTGCAGGAACAGTGGTGAAAAGCGCAACCCAAAGGCTCGAAGGAGCAGTCCAGGCTGTGTTCTTGAGTAGATAGTTCATCTGCGAATCATGCAAATAGTTTGACGTGGTTGCTGATGGCATTAGTTGTTCTCCTTAAAAATTACAGTAATGTAAGTGTTCTTTCATATTTATAATCTACAGCATTGGCTGTTACATATCATCCTTGAGAAGCTTTGAGAATTGTATATCATCTAGTTGGAACAGAGCTTTCACTCCCTTTTGTTTTTCCAACTCTTCAAGAGCCACAGGAGATAGATTCGTTCGTATCTGACCATTCAAGTACACCAATGGAAAGCACCAGTTGTTGTCAATAGTCTCACCGGGGTCAAGCAAATTCATTGTGTTGTATGCCTTCTCGTACTTGAGAGCTGGAATCTTTCCCATTCCGGATTGATTGTTGATGGCATACGCGATTTGGTGATGAAGTAGGATCCCCTTCCAAACAAAGATCAGAAACTCCTGACTGGAATTGAATATCAGGCCACGCCAATACCCCATGTTGTTGCCTAGAACAGTCTTAGCTTCTTCAGTGTCGAAAGACTTCAAGTATCTCAAGAGATTGAATGATCTCTTAGGCAACGCCTCAAAGAACGAAAGGGCTCCTGTTTTAGCTGTCACTCCTTTGCGACCTGTTGCTTTCAAAACATCTAAAGAGATCTGAGTTGCTTTGGGGCTGTTGAAGTCTTCTTGAATGAATTGATCGAATGTTTTCATTTGGTAATCCTTATCGATATGCTGCTCTGAGTTCTTGTCTGAGCATAGCATCAACGCTATCTGGAATGAAGAGAGGATTGTGCAGATAGGTACAATTCTGTTTCAATCTCTCAAAGGCTAGTTGCGGATCTTCGTAGTACAGTGATGAGTAGTCGAATGGTGGGTTGTTTAAGATCACACTGTAAGGCTCTCTACTCGCCCCCATATAGATCTTGCCTCTCTTCACTCTTCCTATTCCCTTATACGTCGATTTCGGATCCAATTTCAGATACTTCAAAACAGAGTCATGAATGAGTAGTGCGTTGAAGGCATACACCTTACCTGTTTTCGCATCTACTAAGAATCTAACATCACCGTAACTGTCAGCATCAATCTCACCCAGATCCTTCGGTGTTGGATTGTCATAGACTTTGAACTCTTTCCCGAACCCTGGGTTCTTCAGATTCGTCAGCCAGTCTTCTCTAATGAACTCATCGAATGTTTTCATAGCAAACTAAGTACATCAGCAGGTGTGAATCTCTTTGAGAAAGAGTAGATGTATCTATCTACAAATGAATAGTCCTTACACATCTGCTTTAACTCTTGTTCAAAAGTATCAGGAGTACCAAACCCCTTAGGCAGCACTCCTTTGGAGATCTTCAATCCAGCATTGGCGTAGGTGAAAGATGGTGAGAAGTTGATGTCGTTAGAAGGATCGGCAACATACATGAGCTCTCCAGCTTCAACATTACACTCTCCAGTGAACACTGTTTTAGGAGCCTCATAGTCGACATCGGACGTGATCTTTCCTGCTGCCTTTAAGCGCTGTATCATCGCCAAGTGCAGAACAGCATTAGCATCCCATACAAACAGCTTTTGAGTCTTAGGGATTGCAATGAATCTAAGCCTCTTGATGAATGCCTTAGATAGTGCGGCAAGGTCAGATGATGTTGGGTTCTCAAAGACAGGCGTTGATTCATTAGAGATAGATTTGACATCTAAGGCCCACTTCTCATCTAAAAACTGTTTGAATGATTTGATCATTCTAGTGTCCTCATCCCTAGTGCGCGCATTAGTCGCACAAACGGATTGGACTGTAAAAATTCTGATAGATAGTTCCCCGTAAAGCGATATGACTTCTCTATTGCAGGCAGTGCAGCCTTGAATTCATCAGCTGTTTTGTATGGAGGCGGAATCCTGTTTGCAGGCAAGGGTCTCTTTGATCTTGCAGCATCAATCAAGGTATCAAGATCAACATCAATCACTGAAGGATCGTAAGTGAGTTCACCATTAGCCAACTTGGCCAGCCCGCCTAACACAAGATCAACTCTGTTTATGTCAATCTTCGTTGGGACTTTCTTGTTCTTTTGAAGCTGTAAGAGTGTCGGATCATGCAGAGCCTTTTCAGCACTCCAGATGAACACTTTCTTACTAGATGGGATTGCAAGGAATCGAACGCCTCCGACTACTAGATAGCCCGTCTTTGGCTAACTGCGTCAAATCAGAGGTGGTTGGGTTCTCGTAGATAGGAACTGTCTTCTTAGTGGCCGGCTGACCGAATCCAGTAAGAGTGATGTCGACAGTCCATTTTTCATCTATAAACTCTTGGAATGTTTGCATTAGAAGTCCTGTAACGATTTGTTTTAAGTTATTTATTAAATCAAGGATTGAGATCAATCCTCGGTGCCGTGAGCTTCATATGCACGTTAGAGTTAGCGTACATGTGTCCATCCACTTGAATGTCATAGTTTCCGCCTACGTGCAACTCATAGTTGCCGTGAATGTACTCTTTGCAGTTACCAAAGACTTCAATGAAAGAATTGCCCTTGATCAGAAGATGGTTGTTTCCATCTATCGTGCACATCCCGTTGCCCCAGACGTGCAAGTGCTCATCCTTCTCAATGATAACGTGTCTCTCATGCAGTACTCGATGCACTTCAAGCCCGTTAGGGTGTATCTCAGTGAAGGTTCCTTTCTTGTGTTGCAGGTAGTAGCGCTCTGCACCTGGAGTGTCATCGAACTCTTCAATGTGTCCGCAGTTATCTGGTGGGCTACTCCCACTCACATCTACATGAGGCTTGGGCTCTGTCTCTCTGACGTGGTTGTATGGGTACTGTGCAGCATACGGAGTGGGAGGTTCTTTCCACTGACCACCAAAAGCCTTGGACGCGGTGTCAACTCGATCCCTTCTCCACTTGACAGGAGTCTTATCAGTTTTCTCATTGCGTGCTAAGCGACTAGTATCCTGTTCACTAGCATCGTAACGAGTGTACACTCCTTTAGGATCATTGAAGCCTTTATCGGGCTGTGCCTTCTCTGGCTTTCCGTAGAGTGTTCCTAAGATCACAGGATTCTGCGCGTTGTGACCATCTAAGAAGAATCCCACAACCGTAGTGCCTGGAAGAATCCCAGTAGGGCTGAATCCAACTCCACCGAAAGATGACGATTGAATCGGCGATACAACAGCCGCCCAGAAGAGGTCTTCTGATTTGATCTTGTCTTTCTCTTCGGTGTGATAGCCGTACACACGCACGCGTAAGCGACCAAGTTTTTCTGGATCCATTCTATCTTCAACCACTCCATACCACCAAACAAACTGCCCCATGGAGAAGGCGTTGGTGTTCATCTGTCTGTTAATGACACTCATTAGATTCGACCTCCCCTTGCGAGTTCAATTTCTTCTTTCACTGCTTGAACATCATACTCCAACCCAATGCTCGAAGGCGGACGCTGAGCATTCACAGGTCCAAAGAAACCTTCTAACCCTTGCTCTTGAATCAGCTTGTTGAAGGCCTCTCTTTTCAGTTTTACCTCTTCAGGCTCTTCGATCAATTTTGATTGATCTAGAGTTAGTTTGTTGAAATCTATGATCGGTGCTCTCATATTGTGTCAAACCTCTTCTTTGCTGTTATGTAATCAATACCAAAGTGTTTTGCAATCTTTGTGACACCCCATCCTCCATCTTTCAGATTCTTCATTGCAGCAAGAAACTCTTCCTCAGTATCAAATCCTATTTTAGTTAGAAACACCTTTCTTCGTGCTTTTTGTAAGTTACCAGAAGCACGCAATGAATCTAATCGTTTTTGAATATGCTCAGGAGTTAGCTTAGACCCCTTTCTTGCTCTACTTATACACTCTTTGTGGATCTGAGATATAGAGGTTCTTCGGATAGCTTTTTTGCGATTCTCTTTCAGAAAGACAGGATCAACAGTTGATATGATGTCGTCAAAACATCTTCCTTGAATTCCAAACTCCTGTCTTATCTTGTTGGGGGTCATTCCATCAGACAGTGCATATAGAACAAACCTCGTCATCTCCTCTACATCTTCAAATCCAATCTTTTGAGCATACAGTAACCTGTTTGTCGTCCCAATTTTACTTTTGTGTTCAGAAGAAAATTTCTGTCCGGGTGTATATCCTTTACCTCCAAGTGATAGATTTAAGCAGAGGGGATTAGACAGGAGGTCATGATTTACGATCTCAATCTCCTTTTGTCGACTCTCACTGAGTGAAGAGAATGAGTGCAATGTTTCTCTGATAAATTGATCTCTTGGGTATTTGGCAGTCAAGCTACGAATGCGAATACCAGATCCGAGATAATCATCACCATTCTCTTTATGTTGTCCGATATAGAATTGACCAGTTGGAATGTGTGTTGTTTTGTAAACGATGTATTCCATTATTAGACCCCACTTGACTGCATGCGCTCTTCCAATCGGCTCTTCAACAGTTCCATGTTAGCAACGTAGTAGTTTTGTGTGATACTGTGCATCACATGTGAAACGAGATAATCTCCTTTGAAGTACTTGTCATACACTTCATCTGTTTGATCTTGATGACTCGGGAGTTCGACTGCGCACTTCTTACCCAAAAACTCCCAGACCTTAGCACCGCCTGGGATCTGAATTTGTAACTTGTCTTGCTCAAGTTTCATTAGTCGCGACTTGCGACTGACGTGCCAGTTCGTTACTTGATCATCTATAGTTGGATTAGAATGCAGTCCTGGATGCTTAGGGAGGAAGCTGACATTCGCATTCTCTGCTTGATCAAAGACATCCCAAGGCTTCTTCTCCTTATCCGCTGACAGATCATCGCCGAAGCTAAAGGTCTTATTCTCCCACTTTTTACTAATCACATCATAGCTCAGTAACTTAGTGCGATAGTAACCAGCTCCTAAGTTGCCCATCCCATCGTAGTGGAATGTCATGAACTTGTTGATCATGATTGAGTAGTCGTCTTTGAAGTTACCAGAATCATCTCTGACGTGACTAGGTCTTTGCTTGAATGTGATTCCAGTATCTTCACTCGTGTATAGAACTTCGAGACTTCTAAACCAGTACTGATCAAAGTCTTTCATAAAGAATACGTAATCACTACGATTTTCTTTGAGTGCTAGTTTTGCGAACCACCAGCCTGCTATGTACGGCGTCCAGTTAGGAACAATGACGTGGTAGTTGACATCACTCGAATCACTCTGAGATAAAGACCCTCCTAGGAATTCACTACAGATGTTACTCACCGCATCTTCTGGTTTCTGATTTGAATAGGTCTTTTGAATGCGCACTGTTTGATTGGTTAGAAATCCTTTTGATGCGCAAAAGAGATCATAGCGTTGATTCATCTGTCCCTTCAAGCGTTTATCACCGATCTTGTAGATGATGAAGTCGTAAGACTTATCGCCATCAAGCTGACTCTCTGTCTGTGTTTCAACAGTCAAGGATAGCGCGCTTCCTGGACGAATCGGGATGTTCATCAAGATGTTTGCGTTGTCTTGAATAGTGATCACTGCACTCCAACAAGGTGTGAAGATGTCTTGATAGATAGCAGCGTGAACCACAAACTGATTGATATTCTTTCCATCAATAGTCGCCGTTAGATTCTTGACGTCACCAAAGTTACCTGATTTCGTTACTCTCATACTTGAGTCCCGCGTAGCATTTTGTTGAAGTCTTCTTGGAAGCTAATGATCTGGGATGGTATCACTAGAATGATCTTACGCCTCTCTAAGTTCACCTCTCTTTCATATTCAAAGTTAGTCACTGGCAAGATGTTGTTTCCGACTTTCTGCGGATTCCTTTCCCACAATCCACGGTAGTACTCATCTTCAAGATCATCACAAACACGCCCTGTTTGCACATTGAAGAAATGATGAATTCCACCGACCCCTGAACTGTGTGGAACCGTGTACATTGTCCCATCAGTGAGTTGTTGTTGGACTCCATTTAAGTACTTCTTAGCTACAAACACCTCAAGAACATCAGTAGGCATAGCCCACTCTGTGTAAGGATCAATGATATCATTGACGAGGAGGATAGACCAGTAGTACATCGGGTCTTTGTAAAACTTGTGACTCAAACTCTCAACGCTATCATCATCCCTGATAGTGTACTGATTGAAGATCATTGACTTGAGTGTATTGATCTTCCTCAAGAAAAACGCAGTCAGGATGTTAGTAACGATTTTCTTCTCGTTAGGCTTGGATACAAATCCGTAGCTCATTTTAGGGAATTTGAAAAAGAAGAACATAGTATCAATCTCTCTTAGTAGTCTTTTGCAACGTCTTTTCTGACAATGATCTGAATCTCACTGAAGGTGACGTTCATGACCGTTTCTGTTGGGAACCCATTGCGCATCATCGTCCACATTCCGGCGCCTGTGTAGTTGACATCAATACTTGTGATCACTGATCGTTTGAACTTGTGTAACCACGGATTGCGATCTCCATCAAACATGTAGTCTACTTCCACCTCTCCCGGGTACTCTAGATAGGGGCTACCTCCTCCACCATCAGGACCTTCGGGGAGTGACCACTTACGAAAGATATTGATGATATCTTTGATTTTAGTGCAATCGCTTTCGCTGAATGGAACGAACTTGAATGTGTAAGAGAAGTTGCGGAAGTCAACGCCAAGAAACAGCTGTGCCAAGTACGGATTGGGCATGAACCCTGATGCAATCTCAGCTAGATCAGTTGCAGGGTTTCCATATGACTTGATTGCAGCTCCCGCTTGCCCCATCCATTTAGCGAATTTGTTATTCTTTCCCCACTTCTCGCTTGCCTTAGTGGCCATATCAGCGACAGTTCCAAGAGCTTCTTTTCCTCCTTTGAAGTGGCTGTCCCAAGACACCGTGTTCGGTTGACCAAACGCTTCGGGCATGTACAGGTGCACTTGATCTGTCATAGAGCTTGTTGTTGTACTACCGCGCTCATAGAATGTGAACAGCATGTGAGCTGGGAACGCAGTGGTATCCTGTAGTAAATCTGGGTACCATACCTGAGCCATTTCTTCTCCTCGATTGTTTCTATAAATAGTTATCGTCATACTATTTATAAGGAACAGTGAATGAGATCTTATCCAGACCCCTACCGATTCATACCCGTCCATCCGGAGAAGTACATTGGGGATCTCAACAACATCATAATGCGAAGTAGTTGGGAACGGACGATTTGCATCTTGGTTAGATCAAAATCCTAGTATCATTCGTTGGGGCAGTGAGACTAGAGCCATCCCATACTACTCTGTTGCCGATAAGAGAGTGCGAAGGTACTTTCCTGACTTCTTTGTGATCTTCAAGAACAAGGAAGGCAAAGAGTGTAAGATGATCATTGAGATCAAACCACAATCACAAACAGCGCCTCCGAAAACAAAGAACCGTCGACCGCAAACTGTGCTGAGAGAGATGCTGGAGTATCAAAGGAATCTATCAAAGTGGGATGCTGCTCGTCAGTTTGCAGCTAGGCAGGGATGGGAGTTCAAAGTTATGACAGAAAGAGATCTTGGAATAAGGTAAATCAAATGGCGACAAAGAAGAGAATAAGAAGTAAAGAGTCTAAACAAGGATTGATGTGGTACTTCAATCTGATCCGAAAGAGTGCAAAGGACTTCAAGTTTGGAGCATTCAATCCAAGAAAAGATCCGTTCATTCGGCGGTGTCTTTGCGTTTCTCTATGACCCGAAGTACAAAGACGTACTTCCATACTATGACAAGTTCCCTATCGTTATCCCATTCGGAGTTGAGAATGATAGTTTTATAGGACTGAACCTACACTATCTACCGGTTGAAGAGAGAAGGAAGCTACTCACGTTTTTGATGGGACACAAGACAAAAAAGACAACCAGAGAGTACATGAACATCTCTTATCGAGCACTTGTAGCTAGCTCGCATGTTGAGTCTGTCAAACCATGTATTCACAAGTACTTGAAGTCCCACCTTCGTTCAAGACTGGTCAAAATTAGCCACGAAGAGTGGGAGAACGTAATCGCTCTTCCAACCGCTCAGTGGGTCAAAGGAAGCCCTTACTAAGGAACACACATGGCTGAGAAAACGAACGTTACAGATTTTTTGAATCTATTCCCACAAGGATTTGCTCGTCCCAACCGATACTTGGTTGAGTTGATGATGCCTCCCGGAGTAGCCGACTCTGGAAGTTGGATGAATAGTGAGAGTCAAGTTGGAACAATCACTGGAAAGGGATTGACGCTCAATTCGCGGTGGGGCTGTTCAGGTAGCTTGCCACAGTTGTACTATGCCTGCAAGAACTCTGATGGTCTATCAGCACGTGCAACATAGCACGCCATTCAACGTTCCTTACAGCCAGCAGTATGAACCTGTCACCTTTTCATTCTATTCAGGAACACACCATCGCCAAAGACACTTCTTTGACATCTGGCAAACAGCTGTAGTAAACATCAATGACAACAGTTTGAACTTCTTTGTTGAATACACTCAAGATATCATGATATGGCAGCTAGATAGAAAGGGGGAGAAGACGACGTACGGTGTGAAGTTATATGCGGCTTGGCCCATGTCAATCGCTGAAGTGCAATACGAGTACGGGCAGAGCAACTCCGTTGTCTCAATAAACGTCACCATGGCGTACAAGCTGTGGAAAGCTGAACACGACAAGACAAACATCGTCATCTATTGATCTATGAACATCGTTGATTATGAAAACCCATGGATGTGGAAGGGCCAAGAAGTAACGAGTGAGATGATAGCGCCTTACTTCGGATTCGTCTATCTGTTGACTGATACAGAGACTGGCAAGCTATACATCGGCAAGAAACACATCTGGTCTATGCGCAAAGTTAAAGGCAAATCACGCAAGCAAAGAGTGGAATCTGATTGGAAACAGTACTACAGTAGTCATGCCGAATTGAAGCAACTAGGAAAGACTAACCCCAATCGCTTCAAGCGTGAGATACTGCACGTGTGCCGTGGACTAGGAGAGACTAACTGGAGGGAAACTGAAGAGCAGTTCTTGAGAAGGGTTCTGTACGATGACCGTTACTACAACGATCAGATTGGCGGCAGGTGGTACAAGAGTAATGTGAGGAGATATCAATGAAGACAGAATGCTCATACATCATCATTCAGCCTCATTCAATCACTATCATTGAGGGGTGGAGTAGTTCTCAGTTCCGCTATCTAGGAATCACAATGAGAACTGTATGTTGGTTTCTAAGTCTTCTCTGTTGGAGTGGACACAAATACCCTAGAAACAACTTCGTCTTAAATCAGATGTTCAAAGATCTTTGCATTGACAACATCAAGCGCGCAATCATTCAAGTTAGAAGGAATCCAAGAGATGAAACGAATACTTATCGCACTCTGTATGTTACTCGCTTCGATAACATCCTCGTCAGCTCAGTGCACAAATGAGATCAGAGTAGTTGGAGTGATTGATGGTGATACTCTCAAAGCTGTGATCGTAGGATTCCCTGATCCATTGCGTAACGTATCCATCCGTGTCATGGGAATTGATACACCTGAAAAGAGATCCAAATGCCCAAACGAAAAGGCCCGAGCCAATCTGGCTAAGACCTTTGTTCAGGAGCAACTTAAAGTGACTCAGAACGTCACTCTGAAGAATCTTACTTGGGACAAGTATGGCGGACGTATCCTCGCAGAAGTCTTCTTCGACGACCGCGACCTCTCTGGAATGCTACTCGAAAGACACCTAGCGATACCATATCATGGAGAGAAGAAGACGTTTGATTGGTGCTCTTTCGGATCTGAAGAAGACAAGTAACTGCCAGTGCTAGGAGAGTTACGGATACGAAGATCAAACACACCGCTAGGAACGTAGTCATCACAGAAACAGCTTCAAGCTAGTGGTGATGAATTCAACCTTCGCATCTAGATCAATGACGTTGTCAGGAACCACAATCATCGTCTTTCTAGTTGATGCTCGGAGAGCTTCAAAGTAGCGATAGTAAACTCCTATGATCACATCAGTGAGACTCTCTTTGTACATTCTACTATTGTACGCTTTGCTTCTCTTGTTAACATCTCCGACAACAGGGATGCCAGGTGGAACGACAACGAAATGAGTGAAGTGTTTGGCACTGAGGGCAACACACCTATCAATAAACGCTTGTCCTCGTGAATCGAATATGCTGCTAGTCGTATCATCGATATTGGTGAGTAGATAAGCTAGAAGATCGACGGGGGTTCTATCGATAACAAAAGCCGTCATACTAGAAACCCTCGCAAGCAACCTCTCTATCTCATCCAGAAGGAACTCTTGGACTTGAATCCTTTCTCCAAAGGTCATAGTGTCACTCGGCTTGATCGATATCCAGATATCAGAAGAGCTCATTCCTGCATTCACATAAGCGATCCCTAACTTCTTAGCCACCTCTATGGCTGTGACTGTCTTGCCGGTTCTATGCGATCCGTGAAAATCCAATGCCCACTGACTTGTTATCTGTTTCTGGAATCTCATAGGTTGAGGGAAGAATCTTCACTTCCGTCTTATCTATCTCTTGAAGATAATTTACTGTCATGGTAGATACTCCAAATCAAAGATGTTGGTGAGAGAGATCACGGGTAGTCCGATGTCTTTCCACTTGAGGATAGTTGCGGCATCGTGCTCGACTACCAGTTTAACATCATAGTAGTTTGCAATCGAAGTCCAGAAGACATCCAGCTTAACACTGCTAAGTGCCTTCTTCGAATCTGAACTACGAGTGCCAATCACTTGGGCATTAGGGAACCCAATAGCCTTAAACGCTGCCTTAGTGTCCTCGACCTCATCTGCCCCATCGATCACGAGTACTGCATAGCCGCGCTCTTGCAACGCTTCGAGCATGACCACAATCTCAAATGTCCCAGGAATGTCTTTCCTAGTTGCGATTTCAGGAGAGACTACGACAGCTTTGGCTTGAGATGTAACAGGCGGAGCGTACTGACGAGTAAACTGCTTAGTGAATTGATCCCAGAGCTTGAGGGCGCGCTTGATAGACGTTCTGTGTGTTAGACACTCAGAAAGCAGTGACCCCCACGACGCAATGACAGGATACAACTCAACTTCATAGCCTTGTTCTGTCAGAATCTCTACATACGCCTTTCTGACTTCTTCATCGAGTGCGAATTCTCCGCACACAACCACTCCGCCCACATAGCCATTCTGGACCTCTTTCTCAGTCCTCTCAAGGAGATGTAAGATCACTTCATTCTTGATCGGCTCCAGCCAAGCCGTTAGACACAGTGAATGGTAGTTGTGAGTTTTAACGAAGACTCCTAAGATATCTTTCTCAGACACAATCCTCCAGATCTTACCTGTCTTATCTTCCTGAACAATCTGAAACACCTTAGCCTGTTCTGTGATAGCCTTCTCAGAACAACCAAAAACTAATATGGCCTTCTTCATTGATCGATCTCCTTGAGTGTACTCATTATGCTATCTATGATAGGCTCAAAGTCTTCAGGTAGATCAGAATACGTCTCCTTCCTCTCTGCCTTCTTGTGGGTTGTCTTGTCTTCCAGACTCACAGTAACCTCAAATCCTTTCTCGGTGTTGGTGATTCTCATTTCGACTTCATAGTTGCTTCTCATAGCACCCTCATATCTCTTGATAGCTGCCTTTGGTGAGACCTTCACTCAAATACACTGAATGAGCGCCTGCTTCTTTCATCTCCCCTGTTGTGAGGTCGTCTCGGTATTGAGTTACAAACCACTGTGCCAAGTTTTCAACTGTTGTGTCAGTATCGATGACTATGATGTTAGCATCCTGGTTGTACGCGCATTCGAAGTAGCCGCGCTCACACTTGTATCCGATGCGGAGCATCTTAGCTTTGCTGCCTAGAAGGTTTTCATTCCAAACGAAGTAGGCATTTTCAAGTTCACTCTTCAGCTTAGCATAGAACTTGGTTGGAATGAACAATCCATTGCCTGCCTTGTCGCATATCGATAGCCAGCTCAAATGACCGTGGTTGAGGTTTTGACAGCCCCAGCTCGAACTGTTCTTCAACCCATGAACATAGCGAAACGGCATTGCACATTTGCTCATGGAACGCGGAATCCACATATCCTCATTCAGTTCTACTTTGATCCTGATGCCAACATTAGGATAGATGACATTGAGTTCTGTTTCGAGATAGCGTTGTATACTGCCTGCAATGTCGCTTAGATCTACAAACCTGACAGCGTTGGTTGGGCAGATTGTACTGAAGTTAGGAGTAGTGATCTCAATCTCACCATCCTCTTCGTAGACTTCAATCTGAGGGAAGTAGGTTTCGTAGTTGGCTGGGATCCACAACTTATGATCAAATCCATAATTTTGACCATCAACGAGCGCTTTGATCGACTTCTTGATCTTACTGAAGTCGACAACAACTGCCTCGTGGCTGTCTACCTTACCAGACACCAACACATTGAGTTGCAAGCTACCGCCTTTCGGAGTACCAGTGATAGTGTCGAGATAGGCGTGATCGATTGCAGTTATGTTTCTCAGGAATAGTGTGCTTCTTTGAACCATCAGGATACCTCGCTATAGTACGGTATGGGATATGTTACAGTAAACCAATCTCGAGTGATAGGCTTGCCACAGTACTTATACCAGTTGAACTTCTGCTCTATCCTCTCACGCAGACGGGTTGCGATTATGTCGTAGTCCTCTAGCTCAGGCACCCAGTCATTGTAGGCATTGTGCTGTTTTGCAAGTGATACATCCAGAAAGAACTCTAGGTTGGGATTGAATCCACGGCGCACCATCTCATCAGTCAGACCGATATAGCGTTTCTCTAGATAGAGGAACTTGTCCAGCCAGAAGAGCATATGGCCACTTCCGAGTGTGTATCGACGAGGGATATCTGCAGTAGTGTGCTTACCTGATTTGATGCGCTTTGCGAGCAACGGAGGGATCATTCTCAGCTCACGCCTTTCGGCATTCAGGTGTTGATCAGTTAGGAACCAAGGATGTATCAAGTTACAACGCATATCACTTCACCTCTTTCGATGAGTTCGCTTGGGACTTATCGTGCCTGATCTTGACGTAGCGGGGAAGGTACAGGCTGTCTACGCCTCCGCCCTTCTTAGTAATACGCTCATTATATAGGACTTCGACGATGCTGTCAATGGGTCGGTTTATTGCGAATTCGATTCTTTCTGGATCCGAAAACCCGGTACCGACATTGACCCTCACTAGTCCGTCACTGGTCTCGCACACGAGTGCTCCTGTTCGTCCGGCGTTCTTGCCCGTACCTTCCTCCCAACCCACGACCAACAGATCAACAGTTTTTTCTGCCTTGAACTTGACGAGATCGAAGGTACGCTTTGGCTGCCACACCGCATCTATGTTCTTGGCGATCACACCTTCGTGGCCTCCTTGTAGGGCTTCCTCAAAGAGCTGCTCAACCCTTGCGAGATTGTCTGCTCGCCAATTCTGCACGGGCATGACCTTGTTTGCATGATTCACAAGCGCAGCTGACAATTGGGCAAAACGTGCCTTGTAAGGTATTGATTGCGTTTGGTCAACGATGTCCCAAACCACGAAAACAACCAGGTTTGCCTCTTGAGGCGAAATGGTATTGCGAATCGCCTTGTTCAAAATACCATTGCTGACCTTGCGATTCATAGGAACACCGTCCTGGTAGCACACGAGTTCACCGTCCCACGTTTCGCCGAGTTTGATCACCTGGCGAAGCTGATCGTACATCACCTCTAGGCTGGTGATCTGATTGCCGTTGCGGGTTCTCAAGATTATCTCATCGTTCAGTGTACGAGTTATGAGACAGCGTAACCCATCCATCTTGAGCTGAACGTAACAAGGGAAAACGAGTCGTTTAGGATCCGTTTCTGCGAGCATCAATTCATAGGTAGGAATCGCCCCCTTCCAGATTTTATTTATGGTGGGGATGTTCACGCCACAGCGTAAATCACGATTGACGATGCGCTTTAGAACTTCAGCATCATCTGCTGTCAGGGAACATAGCAGGGCCTGATAGAATTCGATTGCTGCATTGCCAGTAACCCCACGAGTAGCAACTCGAGTTAAGAGCCTACCTATAGCAGTCTGCAGATCCATCGCCACCGAAGTGTTGTTATAGGCAGGAGTCTTCTGGATCCAGTAGGTCAGATCCGGATTGTATGCCGCCCAGAACACTACCTTAAGCAACGCGTTATCTTTGTGCTCTTTCAGGATATACTCTTTTTCTTTACGGCTGGTCGTAGCTGCAAGATCATTGAGAATCGCTAGGATTGACATAGTGGCTCCTTACTCGATAGCGACGAGGATCGTCTTGTCGTTGATATGGCTGGTGATCTTAGTACGCTTACTCGTCTGCAATCCGAGTTCGAGGAAGATGTTTGCAGACGAGAAGAATTCTTTGGGCTTGCGAATCGTTTTCATGAAACTCTGCTCTTCATCGAACCCACGAATGCTGCTATTGCTTACAGACAGTCCCTCCGAGCCTTTAGCCACGAAGAGCATTCCGTACTTGTAGTTTGTCTGGTACGCGAACACCTTTCGAGCTCCGACGATCTTTCCAGGACTCAAACTTACAATCCCTAGATCCTTGTCCTCTTTCTGGTAGGTCATCGTTTTGATGGCTTGGGCTGCTGGCGTCTTACTAGGTGGGACAGGCTTGATGACTTTCGTCGACACCCTCTTCAATCCAGAGACCATGCCTCCGCAGCGAGCGTACGCATCTTCGAGTTTCATCAGGATAGCTTGATGCTTGGAGATCTGCTCACTTGCCTCGAGGATCTCTTTCTCCATCCAGGCACGAGCCACTTCAAGCTGCTTCACATCTGTTGGGATTGAAACTTCCGTCGGATCATTATCGCTCAGTATAGCGTCGACGATGTCTTCAAGCTGGTGGATGATGATATTCGGAGCTGCCTTCTTTCGAGTTGACTGAATGGAGGGACTGGGATCCACTTCAACAGGTTTGGGATCAGTTTGAATGGCTTTGAAGAAGGCAGCCAAGGATTCAAGCTGAGTCTGGCTGACTTCAAGACCTCGAGCGATCATGCGACAGACGAACCCTCGGTTGCTGAATTGTGTGTCCTTGGCCGCCTTCAGACGATCGTACTCATCAGGGAGGTTCTGTTTGATCCAATGCAAGGCCCAGGTTTTGCTATCAGGGAATCCGAAGTTCTGGCTGTAGAAGTTCAGACCACTGGCCAAGGTGTCCTTGCAATTCGGAGCGGTAAAGTCGATTTCACGAGTCATCAGATGTTCCTCAGATGAGATTATAGGTTGAAAGCCAGGCGGCGAGCTTCACGGATATCAGTGGTTCCAGTCGAGGTGTATGTGCCGGTGTCTGCTGAGTAGATGTAGACCAGACCCTTCCAGCGGTTGAACAGGCAGCCGATGACGGATCCGTCTTCGCGATAGTGGAACAGATACCGGCCACCGTTCTTGTTGACTTCTTTGACGGCCCAGCCCTTCTTGGCGGCGACGGCTTTGGGGTCCGCTTGAACCCACGGGCGAACGATCTTGACGGCGTTCAGTTGAACTGACGAGGTGGGGAACTTGAGATAAGCATTTCCGTTGACGAACTTGGTGCGAAGGTCAGCGTAGATCCTCTGCCAGAACCAGTCATGGCCAGCCAGGATCGAGTTGCGAGGATCAAGATTGTCGACGCCTAGTTTGTGTTGGGCAGCCTTCTTCGTCTTGGGGTAGAGCTGAACGGCGTGAGCGACCTCGTGAGCGGCGAGCGAAGCCAAGGCCTGAGTCCAATGAACGCCCTTCAGCTCACCGATAACCGGATCGTTCTGAATGTGCTTGTACTCAAACTCATCAACGAGAGATCCGGTAGTGATGGCATCCGAGAAGCGCCTCACAACGAGATTGGCAGTGGGGCCTATGCTCGACCGAGTTCCGCCTAAGCTGCTGCGGCGCTTGACACCCCAAGACAGCGTGAGGGTGATGTTGAAGGACGGATCGTACTCAGCCTGTACGTATTCAACCATCGAACTGACGATCTTTGTGGCGAAATCGATGACAGGCTTTTCGTTGGGAACCATGGGATGAGCTCCGGGTTGATTAAGTTTGTAAACATATTGTAGCATCCTCGAGCCACGAAGTCAACCGTGTACCTAAAATATTTTTTGAACTTTGGCGCCCCATCGCTCGTTCTTAGGCGTGCCATCGGGTAGCAGCGGCTCAACGTTGAAGTACCCATCGGATCCTTTGACCATCCCAACACGCCAATTCTTCTCTTTGAGCATCAATATCACGTTGTGAGCAACCATTCCGCCTGGAGGAGGGATCGATTCGAGGAACTCAGTTCTATCAGATGTGATTCGAGCATCCATCACCAGAGTTTCAGGATACCACATATTGATTGCATCGGCATTGTTACTCCACAATCCAAAGTACTTGACTCTATCTCCCTTTGTAACATCGAGTATGAGTTCAACCTTGTGTGGCCCGTTACTGTTAGCTGCACTGAAGTAGTAGTACGAAGCGATGTCGTTGTCAATGGCAAGCAGATTGTATCCTGAAATATCCATTGTTCCAAGTAAGCCGCCGCCCGTTCCTTTGCGAAACTCTTCGCTAACCTCTCGGTTGCGTTTGACGTACATGAGATGATCGGTTTTGATCTCATCGAACAATCCGATCACCTCAGGTCTCTGTCTATCACCGAAGGTGCATGTTTACCCTGACATCTAGCAGCCTATTCACTGATCACCTTCCAGAAGTCGTAGATTTCAGGTTTGGATAGAGTGTAGTACTGCTTCACTCCCTCCACCTCGTAGATTATGCCTCGACCTAGATACTTTGTGTAAGCCTTGGGTCCAAAGCCAGGATCAGTGCCGGCGATACAGCAACGGTCGTATTCGATGATAGTGCCATCATCTAACTGAGCCTTAGGCTTAGGCTTGGTATCGTAGCCGCTCACAACCTGATCATTCACATTGAAATACTTCATAGTAGTCACCTCAAAAGTTAGTGTTGTATACACAGCGCAATGAGAAGTCTTGAAGATGATTGCGCTTCCAGTAATCAGAGTAGTTCGCTTCCTTGCCGCGGATCTCAGACATGATCAGGCTAAACAGCGGATGTCCTTTCATCTCGATAGCGACTTCCTTCACTGACTTGTCTGTGTTGGCCCAAACGATCTGCCCGACCTGATCTCGAAGTGTCGCGATCTCTTCAGCCACTCGCTTCTCAATCGCCTCAATGGGCGCTAGGTCCTTGCCTTGCGAAGTGAGCAGAGACTTCATGTCATCGACAGTCTCATTCAAGACAGCTTCTACGACATCGCGCTCGCGCAACTCAGTCATCGTGCGGTGCATCTCTAAGTACCACTTGGTTTTGAGCTTGACTCGGCGCCCGTCCTGTAGCACTAGAACATAGCCTTCAATGCCGACAGCGTGCTCTACATCGTGCATCAGCTCTTCCCAAGTCTTCTCATACTTCTTGATGACTGGGATCTTGAATGCCCTAGAAAAATTCATCACCTGATTCCATAACAAGAATTCACCAGTATCGTTATTGCGAATTGCGAGTAGGGTGAAGTTCTGTTCGCTGCCGTAGTCCAGCACGATTCGAGTGTCCGGATGAGTAAACTCGAAAATCGGAGTGTACTGAGGTAAACAAGCCCATGCCATTAAATCGATGTTATCTGGAACCAACGATTGCGCGAGCAATGCAACTTCACTGAAGAAGGACTTCTTGGTCTTCCAGTAGACTTTCTCATCGATTTTGACAGGAGTGACCATTGATCCATCGCGCTTCTCGAAGACCTCGACAAACGAGTCTTTGACGATATCGGGCTGGGTGTCAGTACGCTCTCCAACATTGAAGAACTTGGGGAAGCACGCGCAGATGCACTCTCCAGTTTGGACATCGTATGCGTTTCCTCGAGTCTCTAACGCTGCCGGATCATCCCACAACTCCTTGTCGCCGATCATGTATGAGACGATTTCAACAGGATATCCATCAACCATCTCGGTACGGAATCGAATCATCGAGTTGGTACGGAGATGATCTAAGTCACGATTGTTCATTGGTTTTTTCCTGGGTTTGAGGTTTTCTGACTGGCCTTTCAATTCCAACTTCTCGGATTCGAGATTCGATGTAGTTGAGGGTTGCTCCTATCAAAAGAGTACCACCAGGTGCTCTGAAGTCCGCATAGATAAACTGAGACCTCATATCAACACCCTGACGAATGTTATTGATATAGCAGCCAGCCGGGAATGGTTGATTGGGATCTAGTTCCATAGTACACCTCGTTATAGGATTGCAAGAATTTGACGAATCTCTCCGGAAGAGAAGCAAGACTCCATCTCTCGTAAGACAGCAAATCGAGTCCCAACTGGGTGTTCTCGAAACTCCGGACAGATGTACATCAGCCTGTCGCTCATTGTGGCCAAGTTACCATTCACTTCAATTGAGGTCAAGATTTGCAGAACAGGCTTCTGAATAGGTGAACCCAGAGTTGCTTTCATCCCGGCTTACCAATGACCATTCCGTCAGCCGTTACACAAAGCACGGTTGGATCGATGTACGGAAGGTCGTGGAGTGTCAACCCTCGTTGAGCGAGAAGAACTTTTCTGACATCACAAGGGAACAGTTGAGTCTTCTCAACAAGGATCCTGACTTGTGTATCGAAAGAAAGTTCATCTAACACATCTCGGTAATCCATAGTGACACGTCTGTATGATCCCTTCCCCTTGCTGGATTTGACAACTCGCATACGGTACTTGGGGGTTCTCAAATCTCTTTTGACTTGTGATCTCATTTCAATCTCCACGCTTTGGCATAGGTATGACGGATTCGTGTACAACCCAACACTCAAAAGTTCTTGAATATCTTGCGGGCTTGACCCACAGCTCATTCACCTCATCCCATAATTCGATTCGAGAAACTTCAACGTACGCTCCATCGATTCGTACCAGCTTCTCTGAGCTGTAATCAGAGTTGCCGATCCAGGTGATCGGGCCTTTCTTGCCCTTGGCCTTGCCGCGGGTCGTCAAAGAACGAGCTACCACACCCACCTTGGGGATGTACGACTCCAGTTTACGGTGATACTCGTCCCACAGTTTCTTCTGGCGATCATTGAATGCGTTGAACTCTTCGATAACATCAGGCGTGGCATCGACCGTACAGCCGCAAGGATAGGACCAAGCTCGAGTTGTGGCGTACATGATGTTCCGAGGGGTCTGATTCTCCCTATCCCAAACGACTGCCATGAAGTCGCTGTCGTCATGATAATTGCGCTCGAATTCACTGAGAACCAGACCGTGCCACTTTTCAACCATGACCAGCGTCTGACCGTTTTGATTATGATCTTTGTGGGACAGCAGACAGAATGCACCGTCTTCCCAAGATCCATCAGCACGTTGAGTAGTCATTTCGCGAATCATTTTACAACCCTCATATCAGTCAAGAAAACACGATACAAATTGGTTTGGGCGTCTAGATGACAGATGAACTTGATGTCCTCGATGATCTTGTGATCAGGAACTTTGGCGCGGATCGCAGATTCATTGCATCCTGTCACGTAAGACATCAAGATCTTCTGATCGGCTAGGCTGTACATGAGTTGACCGAGTACGCCGTTAGGTTGTAGTTCTCATTCAGGCACCGCTCATAGCCCATAGAGCAGACGAAGTTGACTTCGACTAAGGGATCATAAACGAGCTGATTGAAGAGGTCTCGATTGAGTTCACCACACTTCCGACGAGCCATATCCAAGTCCTGGTAGGCAGCGTAGTCTCCGAGGATGGGTGACGTGACGACGTGGGAGGTGGCCATTTTTGATGCTCCGAAGTTGATTTGAAAGGATGTGGTCATATTATAGCATCAAGGTACCGGAAAGTCAAGCAGAAATTTTTGACCACGTCCAGGGCCACCAGAGGGCCGGTGCTGGGGCAGTCTTGTGTTTATGCTCGTGATGCGGCTTCTCGAGCAAGTTATCGATGTACAGGCGTATGCGATGAAACACATCGTTGCTCATCGATATCTTGGTGTAGTTGAACTCTTCGAGAACTGGATTGACAACCACTCGGGTGATGTTCCAGTCATCGCTGAACACACAAAACACAGGCGCATTCAAAAGTCTGAAAGGCGTGTCATCGCTGAATGTGAATTCACAGAAATGCTCATAGGCGTTAGTTTTGATTTCATCGGATAGGTCGATTCCCATCTTGGTTGGAAGAAAGAATGCTCCGGTTTGAGTGTATGAATGTTCGACTTCATCTCCGCAGGTGATTCGAACTCCCTTGTTGATCTGACCACCGACTCCAATGAGGAAGAAACTTATCTCCCACTCAGGAGTGACTGAAGAGGATGTGAATCTCTTAACTGTTTTGATCTGCTTCTTGAGAGATTCTTCAACCTTCATCTTGACAAAAACATCTGCTTCTCTTGTTTGACGTAGATAGGTGATTGAGGGGTTAGGTGTACTGTTGTACCCCTGATGTAAATCGTAGTAATCTTCGAAATTACTAACAATCTTCATGATAGAAAATCCTTATATGTAAAAGGGGGCTGATTAGCCCCCTCTGTGGGAATGGATTGAATCACTCCTCTTGGATGGTTACACTCACTCTCTTGTTGTCATCCTTGAGTGTTATAGTGAGAACCCCATTCTTTAGAACCGCGGAGTCGAGTAAGAAAGTCCCTCTTACTTCAAACCTGCGAATGAAAGTTCTTCGTGTAAGACCTCTCTTCACCCACGTCCTTTTTTGATCGTTATCAGTATCATCGGTGGTGGCAGTCTTCTCACCTCTGATGGTGAGAGATTTGCCGTCGAAATCGACTGATAATTCTTCTCTTGTGAAGCCTGCGACTGCCATCTCAATCTTGCAATCCCCGTTCTGTTCGAACCAAGAATTGTACGGTGGATATGGATCAGCACTCCCAAATACGAGTCTGTCGTCGTTGGCTAAAGCGTTAAACATGTTTTCGATCTGTCGGAACGGTGTTGTTCCCGAGATTGCTGTTAGTGCGTTCATAGTGTGTCTCCTCTAATGAGCGAGTTAGTTGACTGGGAGTCCAATCGGCACTCCCGATACTATTTATAAAGACGATTAAGACAACGCACAAGAGTTACCTGTACAAGCCAATTCATGGCTCGATGTCGTGGTATCCTCTTTCTCATACTGAGATATCAAGAAGTAGTCCACATCTGGGAATTCCTTCTCCAGCCTGTTGAAGTTCTCCTCATCTATCTCTTGAAACGGGGCTTGCTGATAGACGTGATCAGTGTAAGGCAAGAAGGATACGCCGCCCACGTCATCCCAGTTCTTGTAGATCCAACTTCCGACTTCAAGCCATTCATCAGGTTTGACATAGATAGTGCAAGATGGATTGTGTTCGCACCAATACTGTCTCACCATCCTATAATGATCAAGCTGCTCTACTGCAGTGATGTGATGGCGCATTACACTGGTGTCTGGACTCTTCTTCGGGAAGCTAAACACTAGGATGTTGTTTGGATTCGTTGCGTCAGGTTCGCATGGAACTCCAGCATCAACCAACAGACGTGCTAGTGGATCTTTTGCATCATTCCTCACGGCTCTGACGTAGTACTTCGCAAAACGCGGATGGATGCCTGAAGACGTTCCTACCAACTCAGCAACAGTTCCGCTAGGCTTCACACACGTACACGCAGCACTAGGTTCGATACCTAGTTTGTCAGCCCACTCAACGTTTACGTTTATTGAATGAGTTCGCATCATTCTCAACCATTCAGCTGATTCATCTCCAACTTGACTTAAAACTGGGTGATCCATGATTCCTGTTAAACTTACACCTAGCAAGCGCTCTTCCTCAGCATTCTTCTTCCACATGCCGCGCAGGTAACGGAACTCAGTCAATGTGCTCTGGAAGGTGCCCACGATAGTTGCCAGCCTGACCTTCTCCAAGAGATCCTCAAGAGAGTCTTCGGGCCTGACCACTACCTCACTTAGATTACACAGCCCCGCTGATCTGAGATAGATCTCTCCGCAAGGGTTAGTTCCGAACTGATATCCGTCGATCTTCCTGCGTCCAGTAGATGCAATCTTCTTAATGGCACTGACTCGATTGAAGATGCCGCGCTCCCCACTCTTACTCTCTATCAACGTAAGCCACTCTTTCAAGAAGATCTCAATCTCTGGCTTTTCAGTGTAGGCGGCTGAGTTGTTAGCCAAGGCTCTTTGTGGGCTGCTGATCCACCACTGTCCGTTCTTGGCATTGCGCATTCTATCATCAGATAGATTGGATAAAGAGATCAATGCACTCCTTCGAACCCCACCGACGATTACGATGTCTGCAATCTTGCAAACGATATCATGACATTCAAGGCTGTTCAGTTTTCTACCTGCCGCACGCCTAAAGACGTCTACGCAGAACTGAAACAGGTGGTTGAGAGGTTCAGGGCCACTAGCTCGACCGCCGAACGTCTTCAATCTCGCGCCCTTAGGTCTCAACTTAGTTAGATCCCAACGCGGAATCTGACCCGCATACAATAGAGCAATCAACTGTCTGAATGCAGTGGCCCATCCAATTCGGCTATCGTGAACCTGGATGACAGTCTCCGCATTGTACATGTCTTCATTGATCAGCGGAAGTGAATTGATGAACTGTCTCTCTACGCTGAACCCCACACCCGTTCCGCACATCAGAATGTACAAGATTTCATCGAATGCTCTAGGGTGATCAATTGCAACGTAGGAGCAGTTGTATCCAGCTATGTTATCTCTATCTAACGCTGGCCCGGCTGTCATCAAGCAACGCATACTCGGCATCACCTTGAGAGCGAGGATTGCTTCTTTGATCTCTTCTTCAGGGAACAGAGTTGATCGTTTCTTAAAGAATGCAGTGTATCGTCCGTACCGTTTCTTCCCAAGTTTCCCTACGCTTCTTGTTGTCATCCCATCGAGCATATCTACTCAAATGTATGTAGTTTTGATACGGAGTCATTTCATTCATTGCTTCTACCCCTTATGATTGATTTTATCTTGTGTGTGAACTCTGCTACTTCCCTGCCACGCAATCTGAATGGACACTCCATCAGAAACTCATCAAGTACGCCCTCTTTGTAGAACTCTTCGTCGAACAACTCAGCAAGTACTTCCAACTCAAGAGCTGAAAAGGTTACTGCATTCTTTCTGTAATCTTCATAGGCCTGGCACGCGATTGGAACGACTTTCCTCACCATCTCGTACATGATTTGCGCGAGTCGAACGATCTCGTATTGAGCATGACCTGGGTCGTCTCTCAGCCCAGCATAGTGTAAGAAGTTGTGTAGATCGATCTTCCAATACAGCTCAGTGTAGTTGGCGAGCGGTAACTGGATACGGGCAAGCTCTCTCGACAGACCTTTCTCGAGGCAAGTGGTGTATCCGTGATATGCGTGAGCGTAGACATCTCGTAGATTGGTGTCGATGTCATTAGCGACATCCCAATCGAGTTGACCACTGCTCATCTGTTTGTTGTCAGTTGACTGCCCTTGCATCCTGTCGGCTTCAGGCAGATAGAACTCATCGCTCATCACACTGTATCGACCAGAATACTCGTTTACAGATGCTGTTCGATGTCTGATGTGTTGTCTCATCACAAAGATGGGGATCTTGAGATGGAATCTCAACTCGACCATCTCAAAGGGTGAGGTGTGTCGATGTCTCATCATGTAGCGGATAAGTTGAGCGTCCTCTTTCTCTGTTCGAGTTTCAGAATTGCCGACCGTAGCTTACTCTAGCAGATTGTGATATGGTTGAATCATTCCCCATTGTTTCAACTAACCCAACGAACCCATAATCAAGATACTTCGAATAACGTGAATCATCTATCACGTCGGATTGTAGTGTCATAAGCATTAACCTCAGAAGTCAATGACCCCCAGAAGAACTGATGCTCTTTGGGGGTCATTATTGTGAATTACTGTACTTGGTTGCTGTTACGTCTGATCGCCTTTACACCCTGGATGACCATTCGTGTAATCATGTAGCCGATAGCTGTGAATAGACCAATCAGAAGTAGGTACGAAATGATGGTGCCGATAGCGGGTCCGAAGAATAGAACCACAGCGGCCAAAAGGATAACTACTATCAACTCTTTCATGTCAATCTCCTAACTCCAATGAACCACAAACACATTGCTCTTCGGGATCATAACGAGAAGAGAATCCTAGCTTAGTGTATAGAGATCTGCAATTGTGGTTGCCATGTTCGCAATTGAAGTGCAGAGTATGCACTCCACTCTCTTTTGCGATGTCGATAACACATTGTAGCATCTGAGAGCCGATTCCTTTCTTTTGAAACTCTGGGACGACGCTAACGCTTACATCTCCATCCATCCTCTCTTTGTTGATAGCAAGCTGCACGATTCCTACAAATTCATCATGCTCGCCCGTCACCACATTGAAGATGTGCTTCTCATCGGAGCGTTCCTCGATCCCCAGCAACCAATCTCGAATGGCTTCTGGGGACACCGTATGGAAGAAGCGATTGTATCGGTCATCACAAGTGAGGGCAGCGAAGTGCTTCAAGAACTCTGGCAGATGCTGCCTCACGTCTGATCCAAAAATGATCATTCGGACTCCTCATCCTTCTCGTAGTCTACTTTGATTTGAAGAATTGCGCCTGCGATAAACGTACTCGGCAAGCGCAGCATACCGATTTCGGTGTCGAGGATGATACCTTCGAACTCGGTTGTCCACTGACTGATCAACTTGTGGAGATTGTTGAATTGCTCCAAGGCATTGTCCCTAGTCCCACAAGGCTCTTTGATCGTGCTGATCCTCGTGTTCGACAACGGATGCCAGATTTCGATCCACGCCACCAACTGTTCATTATCACTCATAATCTATCTCCTGTTCTAATCAATCGTTTCGACAGTCCAATCAGTGCCACCGATCTCTTCATCCATAGGATTGAAGTCAGTGACAACGACGGGTACTTTGCGCTGCTTAAGCCATTGGTTGACCGCGGCGATGAATCGTACACGGTCACCGTTCTTTGCATGGAACGCCTGCTCAGTGAAATCTAACCAATCATCTCTGATCTGGTCATGGTCTTTGCTTCCACCTTTGCTGTGTCGGATGATGAAAGCAGTCATTTCGAGGTCAGTTAAGATTTTGGGTTCTGTGGACATGAGCGTCTCCTTGTTTTAGTCCTCTTGAATATCTGTCTTCAGGAGGAATCGGTTTGAGATTGCTTTGAAGCTATGAACCTCACCTTCGATCACATTGGCAGTCTTGAACACGATGCCTTCGCGCTCTGCTTTGGGGTTGATCTTGCTCTTGCCTTCAGCCATTAGCAAGCAGGCTTGCTGAGACTCAGGAAGGCGAGTAGTGCCCAGATGAGGCACTTGGTTGATTTTCGCCCCAGCGGCAATGAGATCAAATATGATTTCCATTCTCTCCAGTCGAGTGGCGTGACGACGTTGTTCAATCAACCAGATGTCAAACACGTACAACTCAGTCTGTTCGAGTTTGAGTTTGTTGCCTTGGATCCCCGGGCCGCAGAGTTCTCCTTGAATGGCGATACTCTTGTTCAGCTTAGGCAAAGCTTCGAGCAACCCGTCACGAATGACGGTACGAATGTACGCATTGTCATCATTGTCCTCGAGCTTGAGTTCGAGATTGCGACTGCACACACCCATCTCGTAGTACCCATCAGCAACATCACGTTTGAAGTTGACATAGACGGTACAAGACGACCCGTCGAGTTTCTCTTCAATGATCCAATCAACGCCTCCATGCTCATGACTATTTAGCAGGTTCACAATACCCCAACAATTCTGAACGCGCTCCTGATCTGTCTTTCGAATGAACGAGGGGAAGTTGCCTTTAGTGTTGCCAGCGAGCTGAGTTGGAACCGGAGGCTCGTACTTCTGAATACCGAGCAGCTCAGTGACATCCGCCCCAGGTTCGCCGTTGACGATGATGTAATCCCAGTCCTGCCATTGCTCATTCCAAGTGCGAACTCCCCACTGAAGGGATTCAGAGCTAAGGATGCGCTTGCTATCCAGAATACTGATCGGCATCACTAAGCCTTGAGACAGTTCACCGCGAAGCTTCACGGTACGGAGCCTCTCACCACGAACCCCTTCATAGACACGCGGCTCATGGCCCTTAGACAGGAATGGGGCGATTTCAGTGGGGATCCAAGAGTCGATCTCAAAGAAGACGACCATGTCACCCGGCTTGAATTGACCCTTCAAGACCACACACTGCCACCCTCGAATCGTTGCCAACTCAAGCGAATCGGCGTTTGTGTGGACTTTGATCTCAGAGATTGTTTCGACTGTTGCAAGTTTTCTCATTGTGCTCACCACTATTTTGTAAACCAGATTTTGAAGACAGGGAAGTTGAATCGGAACCACTGAGGATGGCTAGACTTCAACCGGATCTCAAACAAGAACTGACTCCAGTTGTTTTCGAGCGTGATATCCCCGAAGAGGACTAGAATGACTATGACAAGAATCAGGAAGAACCACATTTCACTTACCTCTATGTTTGCAAGGCATGTTGGGATACACTTCGCCTGACTGCACTGCCTGGACCGCCGCATCATGAGACTTATATGTTAATGCGAACTCAATCACGTAGTCTCGATACCAACGATCTTTGAAGGCAGCGTAGTACTCTTCATTAGTCTTGATGATAACGAAATCGTGATTGATTCTCATCTCAATCTTCCTCAACGATGAATACAAGTTTGGGCGGGGTCTCTGAAGGACTGAATTCACAATCAACTACGATGTAGGCCCACGGGTTCCAGTGATCATAGATCTCAATATGTCCGCCAACGAGATCCTGATTCAGTAACCAGTCTGCTAGATCCTTGGCCGTCCATCCCGCTTCGGGAATGTTCTGAAAGTGATTGAAGACTTCTGTCTCATCATCACTGACTGATATGTACCACTCACCCGACTGGAGGCTGATAGGGCCATCGAAATCAGACATACTCATCTGCACTTGCGTGTTGTCAGGCAAGGCAGCCATCTGAAGGACTTGAGCTTCAGTGATCATCAACCTGCTCCTTCGACACCATTTCGGGTAACAAAAGTTCTTTATTCTGAATGGCTTCGCCAATGAATGACATGACGGACACCATAGCAGCATCCCAGCAGAGAGCTGCAAAGTCTTTGAAAGACTGCTCATCTTCCGGCTTGAACATCGACTTACTGACAGTCTCTTCCCAGAACTCTTCAAACGCAACCATATTCTCAATCTTCATATTTGCACTCCTGGAGAGGTGAAAGGATAGGGATTGTTCACTTGATCTCTTAAAGCAGCCCGTTTGATATCTTCGAAGCTGACCCACTCACCGTCATCATCTTCATCGAAAGACAGATTGGCATTAGCTTCGCCTGCATTCCACAGTTTGACAGATACGCGTTGCACGTTAGCCGGAGCTTGTTCAGCAGGAACATAACAGCCATCCGGATGTCGTTCGATTGTCAAGAAGCCGTCGAAATCAACAAAAATATCAAAACGATCAAGGGTCATGGAATGAACGCTCCAAGTTAGGCTGATTGACATTGCTATTGTATTATAGCATCCTCGCACCACAAAGTCAACCAGTTTCTAAACATCGTACTTCAGTTGATACGATCCAGCGAGAGATCTCTTGCACAACTCCACAAGCATTCTCGTTGCAGCAATCGCCTGACCATCGTTCCTGAAAGAGAATATGGCGATAGCCCAACCTTCGACCTCCGGATAGACCCACTCAAAACAAGCCCCAGTCTGATAGCAGATCTCATGACAGCCATCAGCTAGGGTGTTGTAGTCATTGTGTTCAGCAAGAGAGATGTGAAGTTCCACTCGTCGCCTCCAGCGTTAACTTAGTGAGTATCTCATCCTTGCCCCACGGCGCATGATCCGGACTGAGATCAACGCCGATGTCTTGCATGTTCTTCAGAGGAACTCGAACCTTGTTGCCGTGGCAGTGCCCGTGAAAGTGAAAGGATCCGTAACGATCCTTGTTCCAGGATTGAAGTGGATAGTGGCATAGAACGATGAGTGAAGTGTGTCCTTGAAACTGTACCTCGACCTCATGATAACCACGGAAGATAGCTCTCCACTTATCTCTGAACTCCTGATGCTTCATGTGACGAACATCATGGTTGCCAGTAATAAGAACCTTCTTACCGTGTAACCTGTCGAGGATCTCGTAAGACTTCTCTATAGCTCCAAAGGCAAAGTCACCTAAACTAAACACCGTGTCTTCGGATTTTACTCTCTCATTCCAAACCTTGATAAGATGTTCATCATGATCATCAACAGTATCAAACTTACGATTGGGACAGTACTTCAAGATATTCTGATGACAAAAATGCTGATCAGATGTGAACCAGATAGCCATAATTTACTCCTCACAAAATTTTAGGTGATACCACATTCTATTCACCCCGATGAGCCTTCCACAGTGTCTACACTCAACCTTTGGTTTTGGACCGGATCCATTTCTATTGCCGATGCCTTTCCCTTTTCTATTCTGACGCATTGCTTCACACTCAGAGGCTGTATGTTTTCTTCCATAGTTACCATTCCTCTCACCACTATTCGCGTCACTGTTTTTCTTTCTATGTTCGATTGATTGTATTTTTCCTTTTCCTGCCTCACTCATTTTTCTTCGTGATTCAATTGAAACTTCATGACCCATCAATCCTGAACTAACTTTTGAACCAAATCCTTCAGGCTTAGGTTTACGAAGTTTGTCTTTCATCTCTTCTGACATAGGTCCTGGCTGCCATCCATCAACTCCGTTTTCCTCTTTGAGGTTGGCCCATAGTTCGCTCTTGACAATATCATTTTCTCGACTGAATCGAAGCGCTGCCTCTGTACATGCTTCTTCGCTTTCAAAGAAACCGATGACTTCTGTTGAAACATCATTGCCGTGAACTTTAAGATGTCGAGTCCAGAACAAACCTGAACCTGAATACTTCAAAGGATCTTGTACTGTCTTACCAAAGTACTTCAAACCGTGTTTGATTGTGTGTTTTAACGTACAGATAGGTTGGTTTGAAAGGCATGGTTACTTGACATTCCTTGTTAGATGCAGGAGAGTTCCATCTCCTGCAGATGGCGCTATGTGAGTCAATCGCTGTCCATTGTAATTATAAGGGACGCTACCGCAAATAGGAGATCCTGTAGGTGTAATGACAGAGTGGGCGCATTCAGGATTCTCTCGAATCTTGTTCTGTAGTGCCCACTCTATCCACCAGCCGATCTCCATAGGATCCCAAATGGAGATCCAGAAGCTGGTTTGTTTCATACGCCGATTGGAGAGAGATCTTCCTCCAGAGCCTCCAACAGAGCCGGACGGCGAACCCTAGGAGTATTCCTGAAGAGATTCTTGATGGACTTACTGATCCTCTTCAGGCTGAAGCTGTGCAGTTTGCGCTGCACCCAGTGGCCGTTCACGATGTTGGACAGTGCGTCGAAGTTCTCCGCGTAGTTCTCCATCTCATGCAGCTTACGAGCCCAGACGCCCTCAGTGGTCGTGTCATTCTGAGAGTGGGCCTTAGTCATAGCCAAACGATGGATCCTACGGACTTGTTTGCCATTCATAACGAATACCTCTAGGTTAAGGGATAGATCTCCACTTAGGAGGGTTATCAGGACACTGGCTTTGGCGATACTTCGCCTTAGCTTTGACAAAACATCCACAAAGAGAACAGTTACCTCCGTGTCATCGGAATGATGTTCTTGTGATGCTCGCACTGCATACAGATAGATACTCGATCTATGTACGTCTGTTGATCGACGTGTAGGGCCTCTCCTAAGATTTCATCTTTGATAACATCAAGTATATTGTAAGCCACCTGTCACCTCAAAGTTAGAAATGTGTTTCGCATCTGGTACCCGCGGCTGATGTTTCCAGTGTCTGCTGAAAATCATACTCTTGTAGACCTTTCCAGCCCACCTTCGGCATCCAGAAGTTACATTTGATTGGAGTGAATGCACACCCACTCAAACACAAGCAGAGTGCCAGAACAACACATCGAATCAACTTCACTTATCCCTTCTTGAACACACCAGTGTTATTGTACAGCGCAACTGCACTCGTGATGATCTTCTCAACCATCCCCCAGACGTTTACGATATCGGGATAGACGGCTGTGAGTGACTCACGAATGAATGCAAGTTTGTCTTTGCCCTTGCCTTCTTCAGGGATAGCAGCCTCAACGGCTTTGATCATCTCAAGAATGATTGGGACGAGTTGTAGGATCATTTTGATAGTTTGTAGCATTGGATTCACCTCTGTTTGGTTGAATGTTCTTTCTATTTATTGAGACGCAGGGTGTCCAACTTCAAGAGTAGCATATTGAGATTGAATGCTGATGGACAACGAAAGACACGCTTAGTCTTCCCGTTTGTTGCAGCCACACCCGTCAGGGACAACTTCAGTTAAGAGCGTGTCTTTGTTCTCTCGTATCAGCTGTTCGAGATCCCTGAAGATGGCGAGTTCTTTTTGTTCGGTTTCAGTCATTAGTTCTCCTCATCTGGGTCAGCGAGGAGATGCATCCACATCCAATCTTGGCCAGTGACATACAACCAGTAGGATCTTCGATACATCTCATTTGACCACACCCAGTACCAAGCAAGTGCGTAGCAGATTTTGTTTATGATTTTGTCCATAGTCTCGGTTCCGCTCCTGGGAGTGTTGATCGCCCCCAGGAGCTGTGGTAGGTTAGCAGATAGCTAAGAGGTCGTTCAGAGCTTTGTTCTTCACTCCATCATTCTCGTAGTAAGCAGCCTGGAAGGCCCAGTCCGGGCTCTTGCGGCCCGAGCCGTGAGTGTACATGTTGGTGACCGCATTGAGGGCGCCGTATGCGGATCCATAACTGAATTCCGCACCAGGTCCGTTGGCATAGAGATCCATCAGTTGAACGACACGACGTTGTACTCCCCACCCCTGATCCGCAGCCTCTTTCTTCGGATCAAAGAAGGTCTTCTGGAAGAATTTCTTAACTTCGTCGTCGGACATCTGACGCTCGCTGAGAGATTTGAGATCTTCCATGAACCCATCCCAGCTCGAACTGAGCAATCCGAGATCAATCTTGGCTTGATTGCTATCCCATACGCTCTTGTGCGTCTTTCGTACGACAGTCTTTCCGGATTCCGCCAGAGCAACGGCTAGCGTGTTGTTACAGACCACACGAGTGCTGACAAACTTAGCCGTACTGCTCATCGTGCCGTCGACACTGGTCATGAACAGGAGATGGGCTTTGATTTCGTCTCCTTTGATCACTTGGCCTTCCATACCCGTTTCAGCCAAGGCCCAGAAGCGCTGCCCGCCGAAGAGACAGCCTGCCGTACTCAGAACCATGCCGTGTTGTGCGACCAGATCACGGAAGAACTCTAACACCTCAGTCGGCTGGACGACTTTGAAGTCGGATCCCACGATACTGAGTGACCTTCCGGTGTCGCTACGATACAGAGCCTTGCGATTGGGAAAGATCTTGACGCTGGGGATTCCCAAGGAACTGAGGCTGTCATAGCTGATCGGCGATTCTTTGGCTTCCCAATCCATCCCCGCCTCGATCCTCCAGACCTCAATAGGGGATCCTGGAGTTAGCTCGCTGCCCAATCCGTGCCAGATGGCGCTGCGCGATCCTGTGAACGCCATATTGGCGCGTCCGTTACTCATATCAATTTCGTGTGACATAGAATTACTCCTTCATGATGAAAGGGGGCTAACCCGCCCCCGATTAGTGTTATTCGTCGACCGTGAAAGTGGCCCAGAAGTGACTCTGCTGGGACAGGGGAGCACCGCCGCGGAAGTCGGCATAGTGGTTTCCGTGGTCAACCATCGTGTGCTTGATACCCGCTTGGGTCAGCCGAGCATCGACCTCATGGGAGAGCTTATCAGACGACCTACCGTGGGTGTAGAAGTACCCTTGGTAGACTTTGAAGATGCCCTTGCGCTTGGAGACCTGGTCAAAACCAACGATTTCGTGGAGAGTGGAAGAGGTGTGTTTAGTGGCCATTTGAGACTCCGAGGTTGATGTTGACTGACTTTGTAAACATATTATAGCATCTGGGAACCGAAAAGTCAACCGTGTACCTAAAATAATTTTACGGGTCCTATGCTAATCTGGAGCTCCGGCCTTTCCACAGGTCGGTATCCATAGGGATGCGATGCCCGAAGACTGCAAAGTATCCGACGAACAGAAAAGACAGAACGATTGATCCGATGAAGACTATCGGGAACTTGATGTACAGAAAGATCATCAGAACAACGTAGCACAGTAGAACAAAGCCTGCAAGGTTCATAGTAATCTCCTCAGTGAGTTTGTTGTTTGGCGATGGCGTCTACACTATCGATCTCATAGGTCGAGTGACCACGAATCCATTCAAACTTGATGTTGTGTTGAGTGGATAGATGATCTAGACGCTCCCACAGGTCTTGATTCAAGACTCGTTTGTTTGTTGATGTTACCCAGTTGTTCTTCTTCCATCCTCGGATCCACTTTGTGATCCCGTTGACCACATACTGGCTGTCGCTGTACAGTGTCGCTGTTTCTCCAGCGACCAGCATCTCGATTCCACTGATTGCAGCAGTCAGTTCCATGCGGTTGTTTGTCGTGGCCGGGTTACTCCCACACACGGTCAACTCTTTTGGTCCTCTTCGTATCATCGCCGCCCAGCCACCCTTTCCAGGATTGCCTGAGCAGGCGCCATCCGTCCAGATCTGTATCTCTGTCATCTCTTCACCTCTCATTGCACTTTCATCTCAAAGGTGCTACCATCAGGGTTGGTCACGACGTAAGTTTTGTTGCCGATGTAGACTGGTTGTGGATCCCTAAACACATTCTTTTCAATCATACGTCTGACGAGAGGTGTTAGGATCTTTTGTGCTTCTTCGAATCGTGGAGCAAGCGTGTGCGGCATTCGCCAGGCCCAATGAACTGGAACTGTCCAGCGTGGGTCGCGATACAACTCACGCAGGATGATGTTGTGGAAGAACTTCAACCAATCGTGTGTGCCAACTTTGGGACAAGTTAACAGCTTCCAGTTAGTATCAGTGATCTTTGCAAGCATACATGCAACGTCATAGCTGACATCCGCGATGTAAACCTTTGGCATGTGAAATGTCATGTGTATTCCTCTGAGGTTGAAATTCTTCAAAGTACACTTTGGCTCTGTGAAATCGTGCCCATCGCCAGACATCAGTGGCTGTCTTGTTGAGCAGTACAGTGATGTCAGTCTCATCCACGAATTCGTAGTTTTTGATTGTAACTCTATGTCGGGCTTGCTCTGTGACTAGGATCAGTGTTTCGGTTAGCATACATCACCTCAAGCAGCCCTTTGATTGTGCCAGTGACGTATCAGTGTTTCTATCTCTTCGCAACTGCGGGAGATTGCCCAATCCTCTCGGGATAGCTTGCAAATGCCCACAATGAAGTTTTGAACGAAGTCTGTCATAAACGCTCCCAGATCTTTCCCATCGAGCCCAGTGATCTGTCTCACTAGTTCGCCATTGAACTTGTCTCTAGCAGCTCTGCTCTTCTGTAACTGACCTTGAGCCGCTTCGTATTCGCCTCTAAAGTTAGGGAACTTCTTGAACGCCTTAGCCAGCCATTGGAGACGAAGATCACTCTTAGAGATCTGTTCTTCTTCCGGTACATGATTGGCTGGATCATTCACCCAGTTCAGAAAGAGTTGATAAGTCTTCCTCTTACGGTCGCGTACTCGAGCCTGGTGATTGGTCTCATCGAGTCTAAAGATGGTGCGGTTGGCGAGTGGAATTGATACAGCATATCGGAAGATGTCTTCGAGAGTGTCGAACCCTTCTGTCCACTTGTAGGTATCATATCCAGCAAACTCTAGTGCCTCTATCCAAGAGCGAGTCACTATCACTTCTTTGGCCACATGGCTGGAGTTCTGCTCATCTCGGATCACAAAACTCATCCCAGTGTGCCCGAGTTTGAATCCTGCCCTGTGAAAGATCCTGCCTAAGAGGTTGCCGAGGTCGTTGTAAGCAAAGTAGCAGAATGCCGAATCGAACTCATCCAATTTCACTCGGATCAAATCTACTTGAAACAACCTGTCTTTTCCACAAGGCACGGCATAGCTGGTCACTGGCCCGTTGCGTACCATGGCAACCGCATCCAAGACGATCTTCATCTCATCAGGAGTTGGGATAGCGCTGTCATCGAGGTACTCAGTGTAGATCACATCAAGATCGCCGAATGATGGCTTATTCTTGTAGCTGATGATTTCAGAGAAGAGACCTCTGGGGCAGTTGCCGCCCATCTTACGAAGTTTGCCAATAGTTTCATTCTGGAAATGAACGAATTCAGGTGCGTCAAGGCGCACCATCTGTTCTTTGAGTTGGGGGAACGCATTGCCGCCCATGGTGATTCACCTCACTGAGATAACTTCGTCAACGGTGATGCCCAGCACTTGTTCGCAGTATTCCTTACCGTAGTGTTGAGCAGTATCCATCTGGAGTGTTGGGGTTATAGGATCCCCATCCCATTCAGGATAGGGCGTTGAACAGTTGAGTTTGATGTAGATTCGGTCTGTTTGCCCTTTTTGTTCGAGTACAACAACCCTGTCAACATCCAACGAGATCATCATTGCATTAGACTCGATTAGTGGTTACGTCGAAGCTGTTGCTGACGAGTAGTTCGAACCTCTCAGCGATCTGAGCGTGGCCGTAGCAAGAGTAGTCTGTATGCGTCTTGATACCAACGGCAACATTCGAACTGCGGAACCAGCTGTTGATCTGACTTACCATGCCACTGATCGCTTCTTGGGAGGCGAGGTAGGCGTCATAGTCGTGTTTGCCGTTTTGGGCATCCATGACCACCTTGTAGTACTCACGCAGTTTGGGCAGCGACTTCGCTTCATAGTTGGCCTTTTCCGCGAGGGTGGTCTTGAGTTCCTGGATGACCTTAGTCAACCCTTGAAGGATAGCAGGAACATCTCGAAACCACCGAGCCTGTTGTTTGGCTTGTTGGGCGTCGATGAAGGCTTCGTAACGAGCTTGTTTGGAGTGCAACATCTTACATCCCCTGAGTTTAGAGAGCCATCTCGTTGATGGCGACGATGAGATCGGTGTGCTTCATTACAGGAACCTGGTACAGGTCACCCCTTATCCACTTCGGGACGCAGTATATCACACCCCTTCGGGCCAGCTCGGCGAAGTGGTCGCTCTGGAACTGTACGGTGAAGAGCTCGTCTTCGATGCTGTCAATGATGCGTACGTCCATTCTGACTACCTTTGATGACCGATTTGTAACCATATTGTAGCATCCTCGAGCCCCAAAGTCAACCATGTACCCAAAATATTTTAGCGCTTCATCGCCGCCTGAGCCGTCTTGACGGCATGGTTGGCTCGACGGGTTGCGATCTCATGAGCTTGATCAGGTCCGTGGCGATCCTCGGTCGCATGAGCGTGCGCAGCACGATAGGCTGCCGCGAACGCAGCTTTGTGATCTCCACGACGTACGTGATGCATCGCCGCACCGTGAACCTCCTGCTTTCGAGCTTCAGTCTTCTTGTCGACAGCAGCATACGGGCTGGTGTGTTTTACAGATTGAACATGAGAACTGGATGTGCTGGTCATTTGACGATTGGCAGTGTGTTCGGATCTTGAAAATCCAAAGATCTCTTCAATGAAATCTGAGAACGACATCACCGTGTCAACCGATTCTGCGTGCATCATCTTCTTGAAGACAGTTGTCACTACAGCGTAGTACGCATCGTCCTCTGGGTACTTGCTCTTATCGACGGCTGCTTTGGCTTCTTGCCATTTCTTTTCAGCTGCATCAACACTGATCCCGTTTCTTATCAGCTAGTTGTTTTACGAATGCGGTGGGCATGTTGTTCTCCTTATCATGTGTTATCGATATTTATTCTATCACTCGACCGATCTTGTAGCAGCGAGTTCCTAATCCGTTGATCAGACCTTGAATAGCTCTTGCCTTAGTTGGATCACAGATGATGGTGTAGCCTATCCCGCAGTTGAACACTTCACGCAACTCGTTCTCTTCCATCTTGGCTCTACGGAGGATATCGTTGAATATCTCTGGACGGGGCCAAGAGAACCAGTCGATGTACGCTCGGAGTCCAGCAGGGATCACTCTACCTGTGTTGTACTCCAGTCCACCGCCAGTGATGTGTGCCATAGCGTGGACCCCATGATCAGGTTCAGAGATTACATTGTTGATCAGACGAGTATAGATTCGAGTTGGCGCCATGATCCAGCGACGAGTATCCTCTTCATTGTCTTCCCAGTTGAAGTCTCGATAAGCATGACGAATCAGGCTGTATCCGTTAGAGTGAGGTCCTGAGGATTCGAGTCCGATGATGATGTCTCCAGCCTTGACCAAGTGTGGGCCCAGAACATCTTGCTCGTTAATCATACCTACGGCAAACGCTGCTAGGTCGAACTTGTTCTCATCATACATATCAGGCATCTCGGCAGTCTCTCCGCCGATTAGTGCGCATCCTGCGATATGGCATCCAGCAGCGGCTCCTTTGATGATCTGCTCTGATCTTGAGAACTGTCGCTTTTCATCAGATCTGAGATTAGACATTGCATAGTAGTCGAGAATAAAGAGCGGCATGGCTCCCACAGTGAGGATGTCGTTTACCACCATGGCTACGAGATCTATTCCAATCGTCTGAAGATATCCGTATTCAGCCAGCTTGATTGCAAGCAAGACCTTAGTGCCTATCCCATCCGTCGAGGCAGCGATCAGTTGATTTGATCCTCCTGGAGCATGATATAGTGAACAGAACTGCCCCACTCCTTCGACAACTCCATAGCCGTAGGTCGGCTTACAGATTTCCTTGATCCTGGCAACGAAAGAGTCACCGGCTTCGATACTCACACCACTCTCTTCATATCTAGTCATTGTTCAATAACCTCTCAATTTCAAGTTTATCGTAGGCGTTACAGTCTTTAGGTTCCTTGTGTAATTCTTTGAATCCAACTGATACTGATTCAAGAACCCTGACTCGTTCACATAACTCCTTATCTAGGTAAAGCAGCGTCTTCTCTTCCAAGTGAAGAAGTTGTCGATGTTCGTTAGAACTGTAGATGATGTAGGTTGTTAGGACAACAATCAAGATCCCCAAGGCTAAGAAGTAGAACCAGTCGAACCTTCTTAGCCTTTCATTCTCAGCGTCTTTCATTTTTCTGTTCCAGGAGCGATGTAATACGAGCAAGGTTTGATAGTGATGCCCGCAGCCTTCTCAAGTTCTTGTACTCGCATACAAACCTCTTGTCCGTTGGCTGCTGTAAACCTAGGTCCCACAGACATGAATTGAGACACTTTTGATTTCAACTCAATGTATTGCGTTAGCTGGATCACAAAGAGTATCCCGAAGGGCAATGATGTAGAGGTATCCAGAGTAGTTTGATAGTCGAGTGCGGCAACTGCCTCTGTGTAAGCACTCAATCAGGTGAGCCCAAGTTTGTTTAATTCGATTCATTGGTGTTGCTCCTTTGGTGGCGATTTAGTAAGAGTGGGCAGGATTGAGGATGGTTGATTCGACACAGGTTGAAGGCAACTTGAAACTCAGCCATCTGCTTTTGAAAGGCGTGGACTTGATTGTATAGCTTCTCTTTCTCATCTTCACACTTGCGTTTGTCTTCCTTAAGGGTTTTGATCTCATCCCTCATCTCTTCTCTGAACGAACGCTCTGCATTGTCAAGATCATCTACTTTTCTATCACTCTGCAAGATTCGCCATATCTTGTACAGAAACGCCAATGCAGCGCCACCGGGTAGCACCGACTAACGCATTGTCAGAGATAAAGGCTAAGATCGTTTTTTCATCCATTGGAATGTGGTCCTCTATGTTCTTCTTATGTTATCTAATGACAACAGTATCGCGACTGATAGATAACCTGTTGTGAGTGGTAGGACCGGATTGCCTAGGATGCCGAATAGTAACAACAAAAAAACGCTTAGCATCAAGCATTTTCCAAAACAAGCAACTATGATTGGAGGTTTGAATGGGATATACAAACGAATCAGATTCAATAGTCCGATACTTAGTGAAAACCCCCCCAATCCGTTAGAAGTTATGCCTCTTTCTGTCAAGTTGGTGTAGACTGGGATGTTCTCAAGTGGGTGTGAATACAAGAACACCATTCCGGTAGTTACAATGTAAAGACAGAGCCAGAAGTCAACAAAATCAACCCTACTGTTGTAGATATAGCAGAATCGTCGAAGACGCAAGTTCCTAACCATACCGGATACAGCTTCTGATAGTTTTTGTTTCATTACTCTGTTACTTCTCTTGTTTGGTGGAGCGGGGGAGAATCGAACTCCCGTCCAAATAGGATTACAAAAGGCTTTCTACGAGCGTAGTCCATCTCCTACTGCACACTCTGTCTGATGGAACGAGCCCTGAGTGTGAGGAGTGACCGCATTTTCTTCGTCTAGGCTTTAGGTCTCTCGCTTCTCCTAGACTAGCCTACACTAGCGACATTGGCGTTGGGTTACTGCAGGCGTTCACCCGCCAACGGATCAAGCGGCTAAGGCTTGATCGTAAAGATCGAACATAAATAACACTATACAACTGACAGAGAGCATCGTTATGAAAATTTGGCTTCCCTATGTTTACATTGCCACACACAAAACATCTAAAAAGTTTTACATTGGAATGCGAAGTGCTAATCAAGTTATCGCCGAGTTAGATTTAGGCATCCATTACTTTACGTCGTCTAAAACCGTCCAAACTCATTTTCAAGATTACGATTTCAAAATCATCGCATACTTTGTTGATCACAAATCAGCCTTCATTTTTGAAAATCAGATCATCGAGTGTGAATGGGGCAACCCCCTCCTCATAAACAAACACTTTCAAAAAACTTATTCCAATTTCTCAATGGCTGGATTCAAACGCCCAGATGTCATTGATTACAACAAGGAAACAAAATCGAAACCAAAAGAATTTCGTGAATATGAATGCACTTGTTGTCGAGACACTTTCTATCGTGAAGAACACTGTCATCATCATAGATCTCTTGAGCCGTTTTGTTCAAAGGCTTGTGTTGCCATCCATTTTCACAAAGGTAAACACTATCCAAATAAAACTAAACCTAGACCGTATCAACTTGGAAGAACTCCTTGGAATAAGGGACTAACCAAATTTAATGATCCTCGTATTGCTTCTTATGGACAATCCGTCAGTAGATCGACAAAAGGACGAACTGCCTGGAACAAAGGACTATCTATTTCTCATAACGATGCTCTCTGTCAGAGCAATCATGCTACTTTACGTTCTACTCCATAATTGTCATCGTTTGCAGTTATGGTTTTGAGCAGATTCAAGTGGCGCTCACCACTACTCGCTTACC